CCTCGAACGACTTAAACTTCGAGGTTTATTAGCATCACCCCCATCTGAGAAAATCACGCGTTGTTCGCAGCAGACGCGCCCCTGCTGGTTCACCTGTGGGATTTATGGTGAACTATCCCATCGCAACCATAGTCCTCGTAACCTTACTCTCCTTCGGACCATCAGGTTCCCTATTATCCACCTGATCCTCACTCACAATATCAATCTCCTGCCCAACCAGCTCCTGCTCATCACTCCCCTCAATACCCGCAGCAACAAACATCCTCTTCACATGCTTGATCATCTTTGGATGCATCGAGAAGAACTGAAACCGCGTCCGACCCACCATGCTCAGATCTTTCCCATTCTCATCCACGGTGTAATTGCTCGGATGCTCGATGTACCGAAACCCCACTGACAATCCACAATACTTCTGCGTCCCTTTCTCCGTAACCTGCCCAACAACCTCGCACTGGTCATTAATCTCTGCATCCTTTGGCCTGACCTCCGCCGACAAGACCCTCACCCGAAACCTACCCTCCGGATACTTGTCCGCAGCACTCACCGTACTCATGTCAATTGGCAACGCCATCTTAATCTTTCTCCTCAAACGGCAGCCTTAATTGAACCGGAACTCCCACGTCTGCCGCAAGCCGCGAAAGCCAATTTTTTCCATCATCCTGTGTTTCGATCCAATCCTCTACGCTCTGCAACCACTCACCATTACCGCCAAAATCTGAATAGTTTCTAATCTCTTCTTCACTTGGCATCTTTCTTCTTAACCTTTTCCCAAATCGCCGAAATATCCGGCGCTTCATACATATCCAAAGAACTCCTTGACCCAGCCGGAGTCCTATTATCTGCCCCAGTCTGCAACTGCCTCACCAACTTCGGCGTCTTGTTAGCATTAAGCCCCAAGCGCCGAATCCTCAGAAAGAAAGAAAAGTTTGGAATCCCCGGCAAGATATTAAACAACTGCCCACTCACCGCAGGTCCAAGCTTCCCAATCTCTCCATCCTCTCCCCCTTTGTCCGCCTCATGAAACATCAGAATCGTATGGCAACCATCTTCCTTGATCGCCAACTCATGTGCCGTCAACGCAATATGCAGCCCCCGTTCCAAATAAAGGCCCCAATCCTGAAGCTCCATCTTTTCCCGACCCTTTAAAATCTCTTTCTTCTTGATAACCCTGTTAAGAAGGGTCGAAAACGTATCCAAAATCACCGTCTTATACGGTTTCCCACCTGGTCCATCCTTCCAGCCACTTTGAAACAACTCCTGTGCCTGCGCATAGCTCTCAATCTCCGTAATGTCAATCCCATCAAGCATTTCGCTCGGCACAACATCTGTCTTCAGCAAACTCTCCAACCCCTTGTCCACATCTCCCCACAAAATCGGCCTCGGTGCACTAATCCCACACGTCGTCTTGCCATACTTTGCAGGTGCTGTTATATGAACAGAGAGATGATGGCTCACTTCCAGCTCTCTCAATGGTTTCTTTTCCAAGATTCCTCCAAAATATTCAGGTTTGGCTCCCTGCGCTCTACCAACAATCGCGGCCTATGGCCATAGACCCAAGTGCCACTCGCCAACATCCCACCTATCCGGCTTCCCGGCCTGAATTCCTCCATCTTACCACACTTTACTTCTTTTCGGTCAACTTATCCACTATCCAAAATCCAGCAAAAATCATCACTACCACCACCAACAACTCCACCCCTAAGCCCCGTCAACCGGACTCAGTTTCCTCACTTCAAACTGCGCTTCCACAACCGTCTTCACTTGCTCATAACCCACCTGACAAGCTGCAATGTACGGACACGTCCCAAACCCATGACAGCTTCCAGTGTGCTGTGGAAATAGCCTATCCACTATTAACATAGCATCATAACTTAGCGGATCATCCTTGTCAATCTGCTTCAACTCCTCCACCAACCTATCCAACCTAAAAACCATCTGCCTCTTAAACGACTCTAACTGAGCCCTGGTTCTGGTAAAAGCTTCCCGCTCAAACCACCCAGTCTTGGTCGGCTTAATCACATTAATAAGCCACCCAGCAACCTCTTCCCCCAACGCTTCTTCAGCCGCTAGTGTATAACCACTCCCCTGCTTATCAACAAAGAACTGAGCCCACCAACTACTTCCTGTCCTCACCGTAGTTTTATGGTCAACTACCCAAACCTGCCCCGTCCTCTTGGACCTCACTATCAGGTCCAACCTCACATACATCTTATGGCTTCCAAAAGTCAATTCCAGCTCAGCTTCCGGCGTCAGGATGACATCCCACTCCTCCACCTTGTAATGCTTCGGATATTCCTCAACCCTCTGCCTCCAAACCGGCAACATTTTGACAAAATCCGGATGCTCCGCATTCGTCGCACCCGCAACCCCTAAGTCAAACGCTTCTAATATGTTACCACCCCTGTAATGGGTCGCCAGAGCTTCATGAATAATAATCCCGAATTCCTGCTTAACCCCTGTCCATTCCCCCCTATTCGCTACATATCGCCAATAAAACTTCCTCGGACACGTTTCCAGCACCCCCATCCTGCTCGTGCTTGTCTTCAACGCTCAACCCTCCTAGAGGAGCATCATATCACACTTGCTTCAAAATCCTCGCTGTGGCATTCCATCCAATACTGAATGGTCGTCCCTCTTCAATAGCTCTATGGTCGCGATGGCATCTATGCAACTCCTGTCCCGAAATCCAATCATCAGGTGGAGCTGCGGCCCTCCCATAGACAGCCTTATAACGTAAATCAACCTCACCAACAACCCCAGCAATCAGTCCGCCAAGCGCCCGCTTCACAACAAAATCACCCTGTTTCGGAAACCTCTTGCACTCCACCCACTTCGCCATCCCTCAGCTCCTTCACCGGAATCGGCTCCGGTTTCTTTTTCTCAGGCTCCAAATACCCCGTAACTTTCCGCTTCCCCATCCTTGACTCCTGTGCAACTGTGTGCGGATAAACCGGACAAACCTCCAAGTCCATCGCATCCTCCCCACACACGTCACATTTTTTCCAATCATCTGTTGTCAGCAACTCCGCAAGCTCAAACCTCTTAAGCCTGTACATAGACAAAACTCGTCCACACTTCCCACTTCCACACTTCGCCACGATATCAAAAACATCATACCCAACCTCCCACTCCGGATGCTCACCAATCAAGCACGACAAACACCACATCACACCATCAACATCCTCTATATCTACATCTCCATGCGTAACCCCACAACACCAACACCCCTTTGGGCTAAACTTTCTTGTAACCTTCACCTTTACTCCTTTTCCTCACCGCTCGCCACAGTGTGAAAATTGCCCCCTTCCTGCCAATATCGCCCCTCCTCAACCTTCTAAACTCCAGCCCCCTCCTCACATCCGCATCATTCTGCATAAACGGCAACAACCTCTTCAAAACCCTTTCATGATCCTTCGCTGGAACTCTCCATTCCAACGTCTTATTCCTCTTGCATGTTGTCCTTGTCAACCTGGTCTCCATTACCGTTCCCCAGGCTTTCGCTATCGCTACCGACACCCCATAAAGTACAACAGCAATCGAATACCCAGGTTGCTTATTCCCAAACCTCACCGGCCGCACCGACATCCTCACATCAGCAACACCGGCAGCCCAAGCCGTAAATTGCTCATTTTTATTCATCATCAAGAGAATCATATCTAAACTCTATAATGTCTTCCAACTCACCCACATCAAACTGATAGGAAGGCACAAAAACCCCCTCATTCAACACCGCACCCAAAATCGCTCCAATAACCACCGGTTGCACATGATCCCCGTTCTCAACATGTTTGCTCAAATGCTTTATAAAAGCTTTCGGTTTATCAAGGCGAAAATCTTTCTTATCATTCCTCTTACACTTCCTGCAATTTCCCGAAAACCCCGCAACCGTCTGTCTTAAAACTACCTCAACACTCGATACTCCTCGTTTCTTCCTAAATGCAGCCCTCACCTCTATCTCCCAATTGTCCACCTTATCGCACGCCGTAATCCCATCGAAGGAGCAAATTCCAGCTCCTTGTTCAATGTTTTCCTATCCAATTTCTCCATCTTATGCACAACAATCCCTAACTGCTTCGCAGCCTTCCCTATCCCTTCATCGGTCGTCATCAACACAGACCCCGGCGTAACAAACACTACTTTCTGGTCATCCTTGATATTCGTCAACATCCTCCCACATCCACTTGCTCGCCATGTTTTCTCGTAAATCCGCCTCGGCCTCAAATTCCCCGACACTAGCTCCTCAAGCACGACTGTTTGCACCTTTTCCTCCTAATGCATGTAGTGAGCCGGAACCCCAGCATGTCCTTGCCAACTCCTTGACCCACCCTTAGACGAAAACGTTCCCTTCGTCTCGAACGGTTCCCCACCAAAGACAATCTCCGGCCCCATATCCCCCAATTTCGCCACTGTCCCCGACTTGAACTCATAAACCTTCATCGGCCAAGTTTCCGGAAACGAACTAGAATAAACAAACCCACCACCCGGCAAGCTACTATACGCAAACGCTCCACTTTGCAACGTCAAAACCGCATGATCCGCCCCTTTACGGAACGTCACAAAAACCCCACTCGCCATCCTCTGCAACAGCTCTCTCCCTGTCGCTTCAATCATCCTTGACATTATTAAAGAATCGCTAACATTCTCCTTAACATCAATCTTTCCTTGCATAAGCATCGGCCAATACAAGTTATCCCAACCACTCCAATGCCCGTTATGCACAAACAGCTCATCCCCGGCACTCATCGGCTGTGTCAACTCATTCACCTTCGGCCCAACACTTGCAAGTCTAGCATGAAACAACCACCCGGTCTCATTCCCTCTTTTCTTCAGGATGCGCCCAAGCGACTTCCCATCATGCTGCATCCCTTTGATCATCACCTGCTTATCACCACTCCAGGTTCCAATCCCCGCCCCGTCCCCACCTTGATACTCCACTAAATACCCGAGATGTGGCATCACCAGCGGATCTTTAACATCCGTCCTGGGTGGGAAAAATGCAATTCTACACAAATCTCAACCCTCCTTAAACCCTCCCTAACGTTGATTCCTTCAGCCTAGGCTCCAAAACCGCTTCCCAAGCCTCCTCCACTCTCTTATCCCCTATATAAGGCTTCACAATCTCCTCAAACAGCCTCCTTTTCCTGTTGTTCGTAATGCAAATTTCCGGCCTATGCAAGCTCGCCTGAATCAAACACTCATTCAACACCCCAAACGCGGCAATCTCCTTAATATCAAGACTCGCCCCGCCATACCTGAACTCAATCAAATCACTCCCATGCTGAACTTTCGACAAGTTCATCACGCCCCGATTATTGATCCTCCCCGGCAACTGCCGCTTGATATTTGGCACCGTCGCTACTTCTCTTCTCGTATCTTTTCCATTCTGAAGAAACGGGCACGCTTCGTTCCCCCTCCGATAGCCCGCTTGTGTCCCCACCAATGCCGCCTGATGCCTCAGCATCGTAAACACAACCTGCTTAATCCCTCTCGCCCCCACATCCTGAACATCAAATGTCACATGCAAGCCACAAGCGTTTCCAACAAACTCGATCTTATGCAACTCCGCTTCCGCTTGCAACGCTTTAACAACCGGCCCAACAACCTTCTCCACAACCCCCCCTGTAAGTGGCGGAGTTGCAATCTCATACCCACAAGAACTGTCCGTCTTGAGATCCCAGAATTCATTATCTCTCGGCGTCCTTCTGTGCTGCGAAAAATCCCCCTGCACCTCATGGAACTCAACGCTATTCTTGACAATTTCTGTCAAATACTGCGAAGTACCTCTTTCTGCACACGAATGTCCAGGACACTTTCGAGCCCCACCCTCCTTAACCTTCTTCTCCGCATTGCACGACTCGCATCCACAGAAATCCCTATCCTTCGGTTGCAGCAGCGAACACCCGTCTCCTTTATCACAAAACTTGAAATGGCTGCTACAGTCCCCCATCCCTGCATCAATGCTCCTCGTCAGCTCAATCTCATACCCCCGCATCCGTTCAATCCTAGGGGTAATCACGCCTGTCGGCTTTTGCCTCGTATTACAAAGTGCACAGCTACAAACGCCTTTCAACCTCTCACCTCCTCCAAGAGGGAAAGGGGACAAACTATTACTTGTCCCCAATTTGTCCCCTTTCCCCCCAGAAAAAACCTACCCGCAACAACTGGCAGAACTGTGGTTAGCCCCTGCCAACTTCCGCTGAACCAACTTCTCCGGCTTATGAGCACTCAAGCTCCCCACAAGCCCCGTCGCAACGTCCACCGAATCTCCATTCACCTGGATCGTGGTAAACCCAGGCGGAGTCGGAAACTCAGTGTCCGGTCCAACATCTTCAATAGCAATCAGCCGGAAAAACATATCCGTCTCACCGCCATTGACCGTTAGCTGATCGAACGTCCGTTCATCAACCACATCGAAGTACCGCGAATTGGTGCGAATGCCTGCGAAATTCTTGTCCATCACGGTAATCCTTCCACCTCCCCGATCTTCCTTCATCTTCCAAAGCGTTCCCGCCAAGAGATTCCGGAATCTCGAAGGAACTGACCCGTCGTTCTTCACGACGAGAATGTTGCCTTCTTTCATTTAGCCTATCACCTCCTTTCTGTTTTGAATAGGTTACATTAGACATTTAACACATATTAACCCTTACATCTATACCGAAACGTCGTGTAGACACACAATTCATGCTACTACGCAAAACCGGATCTAAACCATTGCGAAAACTTAACTTATCTCGAATTCTTAATCATTTCTCCTTTTTACCTAGACTATACTGCCACTTGTAACCCACCCACCTTTATTATGTATAAGACAATAACATATAATCACCCCTAAAAACAGCCCCCAAAACCAAGTCTTCCTCAACCCCCATTTCTATATATGTTAAAAGAGTGGGGGGGTTCACTGTGGCCTATAGAGAGAGAAGTTTTTACAACTAGCACCATTTTTCACACTAACCCTCTTTATAGCAACACTTTAAGGCCAGTTTTTTTCGATTTGAGAATGTTGTGGTCACACACAATTTCGAGATAGTCATAAAACTTTGTATGCTATACTAGCCCCCTAAAAAGGAGAAAACCCAATGAGATTCACAGCGGGCATTCTAGTCAACTTCGAACAGTTCACCATTCAGCTCCTCGACAAGATCGCCGAAGAGCAACACGTCACCCGTTCAGCCCTTGTCCGTCGTTACATAAACGAAGGAATTGAACGGGAAAAAGCCCAAAATGGCTAAAGTCCGTATGCTCCTAATGGTCAACGCAGATTTGGCCAACATCGTCAAGCGCCTATCAGAGGTCCAAGGCCGTCCTATGAATGCCATCCTGAACGACGCTGTAGCCGCCTACGTCGATAAAACTCCTCTTGAGCCTACTGACCTATCCATTGTCGATTTCCTGCTCTTAGAAGGGCACCCAGCGCGTCCTGCAGCTATCGACAATGGTGGTCGCTGGTTCTTGAACTGGCTTCTCCGCTCCGAACCATCCTGGCAACATCACCATATGGTCCTATTGCCTCGCCACTGGCCACTCCAAGTCTCTAGACACGAACGTCGCTGCCACAGCAACGGTGGAGACTTTCGCTCAGTAAACGATCACCTTTCAGAACTCGCCGGTCGCCGCTTTCCGTCCAAATTCTCTTCCATCTCAGAAAAAGACTGGGCAACCATAACCACAACGTTTATTGGTTGTTGCGGCGAAAAACTTCGACCCCCTAATGCTCCTCATTGGAACGCTATTTGCATGTAACTTACTCAGCCACATCTATCTCTACTGGAACGCCACATAGAGGACATCTCAACATTGCTCTGCCTTCAATATCATAAACATTACCGTGAATATCAGAAATTCTAAAAGAGATAAACCCATCATGTTGTTGACCAGAAAGCGTTGATATCGACATTCCTTGTCTTGAGCACCCAACCAAGTCTCCAGCTTTCAACGCTTTCCACCGCTTCTCCGACCTGCAAAGAATAAGCTTCTTCGCCATTATTCCACCCTCTTCACGATTCTCATAGTGGCTCCCCAACGCCACCAGAAAACCTGTTGTCCGTGGTCTACTGCGTACAGTTCAGAACCGTTTGGTGTCAACCGTACCAGTAGCGACGTTAGAGGCGCAACCTCAACAACCCTCGCCCTCGACCAAACTCGCTCTCTACCTAGCCGCCACACCAACGAAACAACTTCATCACCGACCTTTGGAAATCTCTTACAAAAAACTTCTCGCATCTTTCCTCCAAAGAAAACTTAGAGTGGCCGGGCCGGTGCTTTCAGCAAAGACGTTACCGCTCATGAAAACTCCAGATCCGAAGATCCTCGGCGATCCGAGACGGACTAGGTTCGCCAAAAGGCCGATATCCCGGCCACTCATTCAGTCGGCAACAGGCCGAGAGACTCGTTTCGGAAGTCTAAAAGTCCGCTCGCCTCAACCCGCAAGCTGCTTCCTTAATTACCTGTTGCCTTGCCCATCTATGGGCCGACATAAGAACCATTTGAGCCTCTACTAGCTCACTTACGGGCCACTGTATTATCCTAGATGGACTAATCTTTGACCAAGACAACTTTCTGCATTCGCACACCATTCCAAGTATCATTCCAACTGGACCACATAAGCAGGCCACTAAGCAATAAATTTCTCCTAGCTCCATCCACCTCTCTTACAGTTCTCCTAAAGTAAAGGTCATCACAGTCCAAAACAACCGTGTCACCAACCTTTGGAAACTTTCTACAAAAAACCTCTCTCATCAATTCACCCCGCAATGCCCCTTAAACTCTCCGCACTGACACATACTATTTCCTATTGCCACTTGGCAACACTCTAAAACTCTCCCACAAAGACACCTAGCGGGCTTTTTATGCTTCGAAGCCCGCTTCCTAGCCGTCTTCCCACTTCCCATCTTTTCCATCTTCGAACAACCTCTTTCCAACTTTACTTCATGTGGCATCGTTAGCATCTTCCACCTCCTTGATTGTTCGAAGCGATACATCCCAGAATAAGTACACAACACTTCCAGGTACGTATGCATTGTCAATATTTGGCGATCCTTCTGTTACCATAATCTTTACATATTTCTCAGGCCCTTCTACATCCATGGCTACGCCAAGAAGCAGTTTTCTGGTTTCCATAGTAGGCTTAAAATCGTCCTGGGAAGACTGTCCATAATCAAACCAAACCACTGTTTCCCCAATCTTCGGAGGCTTTTTGCAGAAAACCCTCATCAACTTACCTCTTCATCAACTCTCGTTTATACCACTCAGCAAGCCCAGCCGTAATCCCCCTTGAAACATCTTTCCAAGCCCACTTAAACAAGACCACCTCGATCTCGCTCTTTTCTTCCTCAAGAACGTCCCTATTGACCTCTTTGAACAGCAACCCTATGTCTTTTGGCTCATCTACTAGGAACCCACCATCCCTAAGATGCTGAACAGCCTTTTCCCACCTAGCTTCAGTCCTCAACCCCTCAATCAACTTCTGAACAACATCTTTCCCACTCGGGTTCGTCTTACTCCAAGCAGCCCTATGAGCCTCCTTAAACTCTTCCTTCACAAACTTCCCCATGAGCGTTTTCTTATCTTCCCCAAACCGCCCATAAGCCTTAATGACAATCCCTTCAATAACTCCACCAAGCGTACTTGGCCCATCAATCATTTCTCCAATCAACTTCTCCGTCAACATCTTCCCCGGAAACTGCCCAAGCAAAGCAACCCTCGACACCCCAAGCCGCTCCGCTTCAACATGCATTTCTCGTGGAGTCAAGAAATCCTCCATTCCTGTATCCACGTCAAACAACACAAAATGCCGCTTTGGCAGCCTCTTATACTCAATCGTATTATGCTTCAGCTTACTCAGCTGCTCCCCGCGATAACTCCAACCAGGATGCAGCTTATCCTGAATCTCTTTAATCCCTGCAACCACCGAGCTAAACAAGCTTGGAGGCGCATCAGGATCAATAACAGCCCCCTTGCTCCTCATCTCCAACTTGCCACTCTTCAAACAAAAGCTAAACTGACTACCATCAATCTTCTCTTGAACAACAACCTCACCATCAAGCAACTCCTTGACAGCTTTATGTCCAAGCGCGAAAATCTTCGGGTAACTTCGCACGTCTCCTCCAAACAAATAAAGCTTCCCAAAATGGGAAGTTCACCGTAACGAAAATCTTCTCCACTGTCCCAAACCACCAGACTCCTAGCCTGATATCCCTTGGAACAAAGCTTGCTCGAACAGATATCTTGCTATCTAAAAACTCTACAAGCATAACAATACGCCTTCTTGCAAAGCCCAAACAGACCAACGACCAGCAAGACTTCAACTCCGCACATGAGCTTCATTTTATCACCTTAGAAAACGATTCATCAGTTGACACATTCACTGTAACCAACTTGCACCGCGAAGACGCCTCTAGATGCTTCACACCCCACTCTTCTGACGCAGTTGGCGTAACGAAGTCGTAGGTATAAGTATGTACTTGGCTGCAATCTAAACACTTCGCACTATAATACTTGTGTAGCACCCTTCGCGGGTCATCCCTCTTCACAAGAATATAATGTTCCCGTGTTGGTTTCGGTTTTGGAGGACACGTGTGCAGCGTATCGCAACAACACCTAGTGCCATCTCCGCATCGACGCATTTCGACAGCCTCCTTCACCTTTCTAAGGGGGGACGTATGAAAGCACACCCCTAAATCACCCTCATTTCCGCAGCTACAAACTCCTGAAACCACCGTTCGGTGAAAGGCGCAGCAGCAAAGCGCACACAGTTGTTTCGCAACCATTATCTTACCCTCGCAACCATCACCACAGCCCCAGCCTTCTTCGGCTTCGCTCTCACCATTGCCAACTTCGTCGTCAACAACCTTGCCCAACCCTTTGGCAACGGAACACCGCGCTTTTTCTTTCTACTCATTTCTTCTCTCCTCCTGGAAGAAACAACACTAAGATTATTGCTATAACCCACAGCACCTGTTGCACACTACCGCGCTCAGCGAGACTCATGCCTAAGACGATAATGATAAATAGCAATAACCTTCCAAATATAATTAATGACTCTGCCATCTCAACCTCCCACAGTAACCAACACCCAATACCAAACCCACCCAAGCAACACCAACAAAGCTCCAGCCAACAACTCCTTGACGAACTCTTTGATGTTACTTTCCATTATATTTCTCCAAAGGAGTCACGATACAGTGGACCGTAACCTCTTGAACCGCAACTGCCGTATCGTGTTCGTAGCTCTTGGTGTGGAGAACAGCTTCTGCCAGGCAATGGGCATAGTCTGACGTAGCCAGAACTCTTCTGCATCCTTCGCGCCCAAGCTTGTCATTCGCCGCAGTCAAGCCGCCATGTGTACAGATAGCGGTCCAGCTTACCGTCTTCGATACTTCTGTGCCTGTAACCTTCACACTCTGCGCCATCCCAACCTCCTCAAAGAAAAAGAATCAGTGGCGGCCCGAACACCTTCGGCTCCAGTGTGTCGCTGGCGAAGCGCAGCGCCGTAACGCTACTAAGAGAACCCGCGAGTCCTCACACAATAACTTCACCGCCACCGAACCACGTATTCGTCTGCAACAGCCACGTGGCCTCACCATTGCAGCCTCAAGGCGGCAAGCAATCATCTCGGACTTACACGGATAACACCATGGCCGAGCCTTGTTACTTGCGAAGCCTTAAGCTCAAACCTCTTTGCTTTCCCAAAGTATTGTATAGTTAATCGCCATTAGCTTACCTTTTATATAAGCTCGGCCATCACCTTGATACACATGTGTTCTTACATGCCCCTCGAAGAGTGTGCATTTGTAGTCTTCTTCTCCAACAATACATAGCGTTTCAGCGCAAATTTCTTCAAATTTCATACTTTTCCCCTTCTTTTAAAGCTCACAACTCAAGACTGAAGAACGCAAGTTGCCCCCTCAAGCCTCACATTCTTCAGCTTTCAGTCGTGAAACCACGACCAAACTCAACTCAAGAGCGGAGAGAAGCGAAGCACTTACAGCAGCCATCATAAAGCTGGAGTAATCCTCGCTTCTCTCCTGTCCTCAGTTGTGAACAGACTGCGTTGTCATCTGCGCCGAAAGGTTAGATTGAGGGTAGGCTGACTAAGCCTCAGTGCCGTCACCTGTACGATCTCACGCACAGCACCCTAGTTAGTCCAACTCGGCGATCCTTACGCGACGAACCGCATCTGCTCAATAGCCGCAGGAACGGCTATGCCTTCAACAAGCAAGCTGCTCGCTACAACCCATCATAACATGCGGCCTACTCGCCCAACCACACGAAAACTCCACAGACCCCTTCACTACCATGTCATGACTATCAAACTCCATAGTCGTAACATGCCCCGTCTTCTTCGCGTGTTTCTCCGCATCCTTCTCCAACAACCTAAGCCGCATCTCAGACGCGCTCCCAGCCCGCTTCAACTCACATTGTCTACTGCACCTCATCACTACATCAAACCTTCTCAGTAGCATCGAGAACTCTCCTTAAGGAACACCACAACCAAAGAAATCTTGCACCAACACCGGCTCATCCATCGTGTTCCCAAGCATATTGTGAATGATCTTCCCAGTCCTACCATTCCCATCTGCAAACGGATGAATTAGCTCAAACTCTTTATAAGCCTCATCCGGCGTAAATCTTCCGTCATTAACCGCTTCACACCAAGCCTCAATCAACCTCGGAACAGCATCTTGATGCGGTGCAGTCCAATCACCAACACACACGCCAACTTTTCTGAATCCTCGTGCGTTGATTTCTGGCTCTACATAATGTCCTATCGTTACGATATCACTTGTGATAATCGAACCTGAGATAGCACGCATAGACTCACCAAACTCCCAAGCATCAGCCATCCAAATACACCTTTGCGTATGAATAGCAGTCCCAACCCGAAACCCCTGTCTTTCAACCTCTTCGTGAATGAACTTTGCGACTTTGTAATTGATCATAAGTCCGTTCCTTCTGCATGATTGTTATTGCTACCAACAACCTAACTTTGGTAGCCTTCAACCTTTCATTCTCCATCGTGAGCTTATGGAGCAACGATCCCACTCCTCTAAGCTTCTGGTTCATTGTTAGCATCATGCCTCCTGCGAAACTTCTCGATGAAACGCCCTGCACACGCCACAAGGACAACTACTACCGCAATGTACATGAAACTTTCATTGCGAAACCTCTTCACTTCTTGAATCGAAGTGTTCCTTTGAAGTCTCTCCAACTTTCGCAAACCTTACAGACTCCGTGCTTCCACTTTCGAAGCACCTTGCAAACTGCACAGTAATTCCTTGGTTGCTTTTGCGAAACCTTCCGCATCGTAGTACCTCCTAAGCACACAAAAAGACAGAGCAATGCCTACTAGGGTTCAGATTCTCAATAAGCCACCCTAGCTCGACACGCTCTGTCTTTTCCTACACTACTTGATCGTCAACACCACCCGTTCAAAGCTTCGCCGCCTGTCACTGGCCTTCGCTGCTCTTGCCACGTCAACCTGATCAATCGTCACGACACGGTTTGCCTTATCACCGGAGAAAATCGTTGTACGCCTCCAATTCCACCAGTAATAGCTCGCCTGCTCTACCCGCATAAACCGCTGCGGATTCCCCCGCCTAGAGTTCCGCTCCGCAATCCCCTTCTGCGCTTCATGACGCTTACAAACACGCCCTTGCGAGACAGGATTACACGAAGCCCTAACGCGAGGCGTAGAGTGCCGTTCCAAACAACCAGAGACGTGCTTGCCACCCTTGCAGATGTGCATACACGCTCCCTTGCGGGGTTATCTCTCCCCGAGTCAATAGCTTTCTCAAGCTACTGGCCCCGGAAGAGATGGGCAGGTTTCCCCACCCATCTCAAACTCCGGCTTAGGTGATCGTCGCAACCACCTTTTCCGCCGCCTTAGCATTGCCACCCGAAGCAACCAGCGCAATGCTGGCCTTCCGCAGCAATTCCAACGCCTTCTCACCGTACAACTTATTGGTGAGAATCGGACCCAGTTCCGCCACGTCGGCCCGCTTCAGCCGCATGACTTCCGTCCCATTCTTGCTCAGGACCAACCAAAGGCTCTTGTTGTTCGCCTTGGAAGTCCATTCCTTGATGTCGAACTGGTAGGGACAAGGAACTTGGGAGGCCGGAGCCTCCGCCACAACATCAGCTTTCGGCTCCATTGGAGCACCTCGATAGGTTGGTAGAGTATGAGTAGACTCTACACTGTTACTCTGCTACTCCAGAGTCAAAGCCAAGTCATCTGCCTGCTCTTACTCGTATCTGGTGAGCAACCCCAGCTTTCTCGCTATGCCCAAGCTCGTCTCAGGCTGGGCGGCCTGTTCTGGTTATATGTTGAGGGTTTGGATTGAGTAGAACTCGAATCCGCTGCCTCGGCCCCCTCCCTCCCAGCTTGACGAGGTGGGGTGGTGGGCAGCAAAATGAAGTGGTCGGACCCCCCCATGGCTGTGCGTGGATGAGTGAGGGACCTGCAAGCCGTTCGAGCTACAAATTTTTGCCCAAAAAGTTGCAACCAAAGGAGTTACGGGGACGTTGGGGGTGTGGTATAATGCAAGTATGTGGAAATGGTTGAAGGAGTTTTGGGACGATTGGGATTGGGGCTTGCTGTGGTGGTTGGAGTGAGCAGACGATACAGGCGGCAAGCTGATGTCGATGCGAGACTGGCGGGCATGATGCAGCGGGCGCTGGACAAAATGGAGCCAGAGGTTCGATGGGCGCGATATACGGTAAGCCTTGACAAGCGTGATACAATATCTGGTGCGTGGCACCTCCCTTCGGTCAGCAAAGGGGGGATTGGGCCGTCCTGGTCTGATCCCCCCAATGCGAGAGGATTTGACGATGTTAACAGGAAAGAAACTCGCACCGGAGATGAAACAACAGATTCTGAAGACGTTTCCCAGTCCACTGTCTGGCACAGAACGTGTTTTGAAAGAACATATGGAGATGGCTGAGAAGCTTGTGGATTTGGGATATATAGTTGGTTCTGGGAAAAGATCAGAGCTTCCGGAGGACCTGGTGGGCTTGGGGGTCTGGGAATGACGTTGGAAGACCTAGAGGCGCTCAAGAACGATTTGGAAGAAGCCATTTCTGGCACGTTGTGGATGGACGAATTCAGTGGAAACGAAGATAAGATCGCTGAGGGGGCAGTTGGCGTGGTGCTAGAATACTTGGATGACCATGGACTCATCAATCTCGAAGAATAACATTCTTAAGGACCTGCTGGATCTGATGGGTCGGGACGACCTTCCAGCTATGGAAGAGGTTGAGGTAGACGCGATTTTGCAGAATGGCCTGCCAATCGCGCTCAAGACCCATCTTGACATCATGCTTGGGGGCGAATCTGAACGGACCAGAGCTTGGGTGGCAAAGGATTGGGCAGACAGGGCAGGGTATAGTCCGGTTCAGAGGTCGATTGAGAAGAAGGTTTTTTCGCTCGATGAGCGGACCATTAAGGCGCTAGAAGCTATTTCAGAGGAAGATGCTACAGACGTCGAATTTTGCGAAGCAACTGGGGAAAGAGACACACTCGGATCCGGAAATGATCAGAGAAGTCTTACGGATGAAGTCAAGGAAGAGCTTATACTTCTTGGCAAAAGCCGTGTTGGGGTATGTGGACCTGACGCCGAAGTTTCATCGAGTGATGTGCCAGTTCGCGCAGAACACGATGATCAAGAGACGGTTGGGGGAGGAGCCGAGGGGGCATCTCAAGACGACCGTTTACACAAGGTCAAAGACGATCCACAAGTTGATCCAGGCGCAGGATCTGAGCGACCCTAAGTATCCGGTTTGGGGGCCGGACGAGCGCATGTTGCTTGTTATGAGCGGCGGCGAGGTTGCGTCTGTTCAGATTCAGGCCATTGAACACCAGTTTGAGACGAACGTGTTTTTTCAGTGGCTTTTTGGGGAAATTATTCCGGCAGACTTTCAGAAGACGATTTGGAATACAGAGGCCATGAGGATCGCGGGGACGAGCACATCTGAGCCAAGCATTTCTACGGTCGGGGTGGGCTCAAAGGTGACGGGGCGGCATTTTACTGGGATTATTGAAGATGATCTTGTGGACGAGACCATTGCGGATAGCCAGTTGGAAATTCAACGAAGAATAAACTGGCACCAGTATGCGTTTCCGTTGCTTGAGCATCCGGAACGGGATTGGATGGATACGGTCGGGAATCGGTGGAGTCGGCAGGACATCAATGGATGGATCCGAGAGCATGAGCCAGGTTGCGAGATCATGAGCGATGCAGCTATTAAGCCTGATGGGACGCCGCTTTGGCCGGAGAGGTTTAGTCTTGATGAGCTGGCGAGGGCTAGGATCAAGCTGGGACCTTATAAGTTTAGCTGTCAGTATATGAATGATCCCAAGAATCCAGAAGCTAGTGCCTTCCAAATGCCTTGGATACGGTATTATGAGCTGGGCATTCATCCAGAGAACGGCAAGAAATGCCTGATTCTCGATGACGGTTCTATTGTGTTGCTGGAAACGCTTTGGGTTTATCAAATGGTAGATCCAGCCCAAAGTCCAGGCAACAGGGCTGATAGAACCGCGATTGTTGTGACTGGGATTGATCCGATTGGCAGGATTTTTGTCCTCGACGCCATTGCTATTCGAAAGGATCCGTATGAAGCCTTGAACGATGTGTATGCGGCCTGGGACAAGTGGCATCCTTGTCAGGTTGGGATTGAAGCGGTCCTTTTCAGTCGTCTTTTGCAACATCCATTAGAGAGAATGGCAAGGCGCAAAGGCAAGTGGATGCCGGTTAGGGCAATTTCAGGCGGAAACGCCGCCGGAGCCAAAGAAGCAAGGATCAACCAGGTCGTCGGCGAGACCTTTGCAAGCGGCAGGACCTTTATTCGTAAGGAGATGACAGATTTAATCGATGAATATAGTTGGTTTCCAGACAAAACCACAACTCGTGATATACTAGACGCGTATTCATTGTCTGACCAGATGTGGGTCTTTAGTGGAAAAGCCCCCTCGGATAAAGAAGAGGATGCGACGACGTGGCTAAAAAATGCAAGAACAGCGGGAATGAGCCCGAACACTGGATATTGAGGGCATGGTGTCCAGATTGCCAAGAAGTCGAAGAAATCGAATTAGGTGTTGGTTGCATCACAGACCTTTATGCTGGAATAATGAGGATCTCGAAGAAGAAGACGATTGGATTTTTGTCCTCGATGCAATTACAGGATCAGGAGACAAAGAATGTCAAAAAAAGAAAAGCAACAGTCTGCAAAACAGGCCGAACCAAAACCAGTAAGTCAAAAAGAGTTCGAAACAAAACTAAAACAGGCCGATCAGCAAAACGAAAATAGATAACCATGCCAAAGTTTGCCGAAGGACTCTACGAGCAGATTGAGACGACTGAAGAAGAGGCGGCGGCGATCGTTAGCCATTTTACGAACCAGGTGAGACGGGGGATCGCTGATAGGTCTAGACTGGAAAAGCGTTGGAAACGCGCCCACGCGCTTTATGAAGGCACAAGGACAGACAAGAACTTTCCTTGGAAGGGTGCAAGTAACACAAGTATTCCGCTTGTAGCTATTCATGCTTCAGCTATTCATGCAAGGTTTGTTACGACTCTGTTTAATCCGCCGGGGCCGTTTTGGCTCGTGAAGGCAAGGAATCCAGACTTCCAAGACTTTTCAAAATCAGCTACAGATCTCCTTGATTGGTCAAGAACGAATCAGTTTGATTTGTATGATGCCACGAGAGACTTCGCATGGGACTCGATCAAGCTGGGTATGGGGGTTCTGAAGGCAACTTGGTTGAAACGCGAAGGAACCATTTATAAGCACAAGAAGCAAAAAGATGGAACCTTTAAGGTCGTCAAGGACACGAAGGTTCTTGAGGATAGACCAAATGTTGAAGCAGTCAAGCCGGAGAAGTTTGTCTGGTCTTCAGGCTATGATGACATTCAAACCTGCCCTTGGCTTTGTCACATCTTGAACTTCACGCAGGGGCAGATTAAGGGTTTGAAGTCGAGTAAGTTTTTGTTTGGTGACACAGATAGTTTAGTCGAAAAGTTTGACAGCTCAGATGTGACCGATAGGCGACACGAAGTGGCGGGGATAATTCCGTCAAATAAGTTGTCGATCGAGCTTTACGAAATTTGGGGCCGCTGGGAAGTAAAGGGTGGTGACGAGGTCGAGGTTCAGATCATTATTGATCCGGTCCGGGGAAAGCTACTTAGATACAACCTTAACCCGTTCTTCCACAGAATGCGTCCTTTCGTTGTTGGCAGACTTGAAGCAAGAGAACACATGATTTCTGGAAGTGGCATCTCGGATCAGATCGGTGACCTGAACGACGAGATCAACACGGTGCATAATCAGACTGTTGATGCGACTACAGTTTCTATTGTTCAGATGTTTGGCGTGAGGGCTGGAAGTCCGGCTGATGATGGGATGACTAAGATTTGGCCGGGTAAGAAGGTCAGGTTTGCAAATCCAGATGACATTCAAGAAATTGGGTTGGGACCACTCAAAGCAAATTCTATTCCATTAGAAGCTCTTGCTAGAGACTATTCGGAACGGCGCACTGGAATCTCGGACTTTGGTCTTGGCCGCAAACCGAGTGCATCGGGCCGAGACACAGCGACTGGGACGCTGGCGATTATCCAAGAAGGCAACAAGAAGTTTGATTACCAAGTTAGGGATATGCGGCATCCTCTTGGGAAGCTTGGCCTTATGATTCTTTCCATGCTTCAGCAAAACAACGCTGAGGGACTAGCCATTCGCATCCTCGGCAAGAAAGGCCAACCATTTGGCGAAATCCGTGTCGCTTTCGACGAAGAACTAGACATCCCAACTGATATAGATGTTGAAGTTATGGCATCTTCGGCAACCATGAACGCTTCTGTAGCCAGACAAGACGCCATGACACTCTTTCAGCTCATGATGAGCGTTTACCAACAGGTTTTCCAGTTTGGTCAGGTTCTAGCGACGCCTGGAATACCGCCAGCCCTTAGCAAACTTGGCATTCAGCTTGCTCGGGGCGCTGAAGTTCTAGTCAAAGACGTCTTGACGGCCTTTGAAAACCGCCGCCAAGACGAAATCTTACCCACTTTGGAGGATATTTATGCCGAACTCGCACGTGGTGGCGCTGCTGCGGGAGCTGCGCAGGCAGCCGGGGTTCCAGGCGCTGATGGAGGTGTTCAAGGAGCAGAAGGCAATCAGTCTAGACCTGGAGCAAACGGTCCCGCTGGATCTAGAAGCCTCAATATTTCAGTCAAAGACGGCAATTCACAGGGGCAGTAGGCTTGCTTGGGAGAAGGCACAACATATTGTGGACGATCTCCTTGACAGCCATGATATAATCCAAGATGACACAAATAGGAGCTATTAAATGACCGAAAAAGATCCTAAAGAAGGCGCAGAACCAGTCGAACCCACGCCAGATCCAAGGATTGATGAGCTTTCGAAGACCACAGACTTGCTTTCAGAGGAACTAAAGCAGTCCAGGAGCCAGTTTGACAAGCTTTCCGGCCAGCTTTCTGTAATTGCAGACGCGGCAGGTTCAGTTCAGCCTGTTCAGGAGGTAACTGAAGAGCTAGACATCGTCGGCGACCCCGAGGGGGCCATGACGAAGCTTTTCAACAAACGGACCGCGCCGATTCTGGCCCAGAACGCTGTAATCAACGCGAATACTCAGAAAGAATTGGTGTCGGTTAAGCGAAAGGAAGACTGGGACGAATACAAGGATCATGTGGCGACTCTTGTGGCCAATGGAAAGATTAGCAACGAGGTTCTTTCCCAGCCGGGCGCTTACGACCATCTTTTGGACTTAGCAAAGTCAAAGAACATCGATGTGATTGTTGCAAAACAGGTTGAGGCCCAGATTTCTGAGTATCAGTCCAAAAACGCTATGTCTGGTCCGGGTGTTGCAAGCAAAACTGAGGTTGTTGACCCAGCCGACAACAAGTATGAGATGACTGCAGAAGAAAAAACCATGGCAGGCAAGCTTGGTGTAACTGAAGACAAGTATGCTGAGCAAGCCAAGTCAACAACTTTCGATGGTGTCCGAATCATAGGGGCGGTGAACCATTAATGACTGACTTCGACGCAGAATACACCTTACCACTTGGTTTCAAGGACCCAAAGTTCAATTACCGTTGGGTCCTTGACGACAACAAGTTTGGTTCTAAGAATCTTACCAAACGCCAGGTAGTGCAACATTACAAACCTGTCAAAGTTTCTGACACCGATGGTAAAAAGCTTGACAAAGATCCTCGCATCGCAGCTGATGGTACCATTCGTGTCGGTGATTCCATCTTGATGAAATGTCCCATCGATGAATTCAATAAACGTAGAAAAGCAGTAAAACTCCGCTCCGATCACAAACGAGTCGTTCGGCAAATCGCTGAAGACTTCCACTCAGAAGGTGCTAGCCTCGGCATTGCAACCTTCGAAGACCCGACCCCTGGAGATTCTAAGTAATGACAACCGCCTCAACCAGTCAGGCAAAACTCCTTGATCCTGGGCTTCGCAGCATTTTCAATGATGAGGCTGCGATCCTTTCGGACGAATTTAATCAGTTCGTAAACGTTCAGACCATGAACGAGCCGTTTATTACGGACTACAAGATGGCATTTTTCGGTCTCATTCCTGAGCTTCCTGAAGGCCAGCCAGTCACGTATGACGATCCGATCGCGGGCACCACGAAGCGTTATGACCCGACCGCTTATGGACTCGGTTTTCGCGTGACGAAGATTATGCTTCGTGACGACAGATATCGTCAGGTTGCGAGAGCGCCTAGGCATTTGCAGCGTTCGGTTCGACAGTCCGTGAACGTTCTTGGTGCGGCTGCCCACAACAACGCCTTCAGCACAAGTTTCGTTGGCTATAATGCTGGTGAATCTTTGATCAGCACAAGTCATGCGTTGTTGGGTGGCGGAACCTTTGCAAACCGGCCCGCAACCGATGCGGATATTTCGATTGCAGTTTTGCAGGCAGCTTCGATCCGTATGGAAAAGACGGTCTCGGAGCGCGGCTTCCAGACTCCTATCGTGCCGAAGATCTTGATCATTCCGCAGGATTCGAGATACATCGCTGCGGAGATCTTGAAGACTCCGTTGCTCCCCTTCACGAACGAAAACACCATCAATGCTTTGAGCGGCGAGTTCGGGTTCAAGGTCTGGCACTTCATCACTGATACGGATAGTTGGTATCTCCAGGGTTCCAGCACGGACATCAATGCCTTCTGGCGCGACAAGCCAGAATTCTCCAGTGGCGACGATTTCGACACTGGCGACTCCAAGCACAAGGTTTACCTCCGGTTCGCCGAATCTCAGTTCGGAGATTGGCGCGGAATCGACGGTTCTTCGGGCGGATAACGCTCACTGGGGCGGGATGACTGCCCCAGATTTTCAGTTTCAGCGATGAGCTGAAGCAGTGAGGTTTTTGAATGGCTCAGACTATTGCACAGCGCCCGATGCGAGTTGTAGGAACGACTACAAACGCGCCGCCTTTTGTTGAAACGTTTCCTGCCGGTGAAGCTCTTGAGGCTGGCGATGTTGTTTTCTTTGAGGATGGTGACGGAAAGGTTTATAGTTGTGACGGGACGGCTCTCGTCACGAGCGGTTCCGTTGATCTTATTGACCTTTCCGACATGACCACAGCTGGGAACGAGGGTCCGATTTGTGGCCTCGCTCTTGGTTCAGCGACCGCCTCCGGAACTCGTAACGTCATCCCAGTCGCACTCTTCTGCCCGACCAACATCTTTGAAGCGAACTTTACCGACACGGATGATGATGGCGAAACCAATACCCAGGTATTTGCAACCACCGATATTGGTGCGGAGCTTGCCATCATGCTTGACGAAACAACCGGCAACTATGTCGTCACCGACAAGGAAGGCACAGAAAGAGTCGCTTACCTGTTCAAGGGCGGCTACGGTTTCGCTGGCGAAACCCTTGAAGCTGGCCACGGTATCGTCGGCGACACGAACGTCCGCGTCCGCTTCATCGTTTCGCAGAGCGTCCTTGAAGCTGGCGAACTTCACTTCCGGGTATAAGGGAGGTATCTAATGGCTTTTGGAGATAGACACCTTCAGCGGAGCGCAGTTCGAGGACCGATGACAGGGCAGGTCGTTCCCATGAACATCTTTTTCGGCGGCGCTCAACTTGCCGCTACGCAGGTGATCGATTGGGAAGCACCGTTTGATTGTCGTATCATGGCCATCACACATACGGCCTCAGCCGAAGGTGGAGCTTCCACTCTTGAAGTAGATACCACCACAGGTGCGGTTCTTGCTGGGTCTCTTATTAATACAGCGGGTGTGCAGGCAGACATCTCTGGCGCAACTAGCGCCAATCGTGATGTTGCGGCTGGGGAACAGATCACTATTACTTGGACCGATGTCGGCGGTTCTGCTACAGTTGACGACCTTTGTGTTTGTATCGTTCTTTGGGTCCGAAGCTTTCCGCAGACTGACGGCGCAACCAGCGACGAAGCAAACGACTAATAGGAGCGGCCTTTGCCATTCACGAAAACAACCCGTGTCTGGTGGCCGACAACTGCTCCGGGCGCAGGTACAGCAAACCTTCTAGACGCAGAAGTCAATTCCACTGCAGCAAACGACAACGCATCTGGCACGGTTGGTCTTGAATCCGGCAAGATGGTTGTTTGTGCGCGTTCCGGTTTCGAAGTTCCCTTCTCAGAGACAGTCATAGACCCCATTTCGGGGTCTAGAGTCTGGGCTAAATTCGCAGATCAAGTTCCCGAACCCGTCCAAGACGACATAACAATCCCGTCTGACGGGATCTTTGAGTCTGAAAATGGGTAGCCTCTCACGCACAAGTATGGAAGCCCTTGTCAAGTTTCGCATGATGAACTTGACAAATATTGACCCACAAATTACAGACGCTGTTACTTTTGCTTATGATGAACTAACGACGAGCATTCGAGTTCCAGAGAATCAAGAAACTGCTTCAGTTGATTTGGTTGAGGGTCAGTCGAACTATGCAGTTCCATTGGATTTGTTCGCAATCGTCTCAATCCGCAATATAGACGATGGTAAGCGACTGACACCAATGAGCGCGAGAAGCTTTGATCGTGCAGCCATTGTTCAAAATGGCGAACCAAAACGCTACATGTGGTGGAAGAACGAGTTGCTCTTGTTACCTGCAAACAACGCCACAACTAGAGCGTTGCGGATGCGATACATCAAGCGGCTTGATGCCCTCTCAACCGCCGCAACTCTCAGTGCGTTGCCCAGAGAATGGGACGAGATCATTGTTCAAGGGGCGGTTTTTCGGCTTCTCAGTTGGCTTGGTGACAAACAAGCAGCCCAAACCGAAAAGGCCGAATACCTCCAGATGATCACAAGACGCATTGATAGGATTTCAGAAACCGACTTCGACCGTGAAGACACAGCCAAGCCGCATTTGGTTGAAAAAACAGAAAACCTTGGGAGTGGTGAATAATGGCAGACAGAACTAGAGCTTGGGTTAATACTACTCCAGCAGATTCAGACAAGGTTGGTAAAGGCGATGACGAGATTCGCAACCTGAGGGTTGATCTTGACGAGAGACTTCAAGTTGCGGGCATCGCAAACGGCGTTTCAGTCGTCATCGATGGCCGTCATGCGGTCGCGTCAGGTTCCAGACTAAGTCCAGACATTTATAGATCAAACGGTACAAGTAGACTTGTTGCTTTTGAAGATTCAGGAATGACCGTTGATCCAGACGCTATTGGTGGAATCGGAATCTTTGGCCCAAATGTCACGAGTAGCAAAGACCCCGGCCACACACATACGAAAGCAATCTCGTTTATTTTGAGTGGAACCGCCGTTGTGGGTCGAGTCAAGATTGCTTTTAGAGTCCCTAGAGCTGTTACAGTTCTTGGTGGCGAGCTAATTGTCTTCACAGCTCCAACTTCGGCGTCAACGGTAGTACAGCTTCATATAGCTCAAGCACCCGGAGCAGCAACCAATCCAAACTCCATTTCAGACGCCACCGTCTTTCTCACTAGACCAACTATTCCGATCGGAAGTTTTTTTAACGCTACAACTAGCCTTGCAACTACAGCACTCTCTGCTGGCGACTGGCTCATTCCTGACATTACAGCCGCAGGGGGCGCAGCCGATCTCATGTTGACGCTTCGTGTCCACTAATGGCTGTCTTTACACCATCGAACCATGTGTTTTTGATCAAGAGTCCAGATTGGACAAACTTAGCTAATGTGCGCGACTCAGACATTTCTTCAAAAGCCACAGTCATTGCAACAGATAACTTTACACAGTTCCCGGTTCCAGGTGTTTATTTTTATAGGGGTTATATAGACCAGTTTCCGTCCGTTGACGTGGCAACATTTCCAGACCGTTTCGCTTCTGTCAAAGGTGCGTATGCAGCTTCAAACTCAGCCTGGGATGTAGTTTCAGCACCATTTCGTCCCAAAGCTCAGGTCTTGATCAGGTGGGACGGCACGAATCCTTGGGCCACAGACTTCACCAGTGACTTCACAGCGGGCACCAGTGATTGGTCGGGCGTTGATATTAGGTCAAGAAACATTGTTGTCCCAGGGGAATCACTTGAACTTACATTCGACATCCCGTTAACAGCAACTACCATCACCACGGATCTTGTCATGGGCTTTAACTTTACAATCGATTGGACAGCTGGCGGCGGACACACTTATTCGAACGGAACAATAACCTGGGACATCTTTGAAAGCTTCATTTCGGTCCCAGAGTCTGCCGTTGCTCCATATGTTTGGATGTTTGGTGACTAATGGGTAAAGGATTAGTCAAACTCAGCCCAGTTGCACAAGGTTCCGCAACGCCAACTAACGCGCAATATGTGGATAATGGTGACATCATCAGCGGCAATCTTGCGAACGCTTTCAAGATGGTAGATGATGGAACTAATAGGTCTCAAAACGACACGGATACTACCTATATTCGGTTTGCTCTTAGCGATCCAGATGGTGTTAATTGGACCTTTAAGGCAGCGATTCCAGACTTTCCTCCAGGCGTAGTTTCAATCGATGAGGTGCAGATTTGGACAGCCGTCAGTCGTCTTTCGGTCGGCGGTGGGGCTTGGGCAGGGATTGCGGTTGGACATGATGGAGCCGTTTCAAACGTAGGCGAGCGGTTTTTCCTCAATCTCGCTAGTCCGGCTTTTGTACAAGCGGGCCATTCGATGCCTGTCAATCCGATTACGGGCAAAGCTTGGGTTGCAACGGATTTTACCGAACAGCTCTTCGAAATGGGCTATTACAAGGCAGCTGGCCCCTCCCGCCCCACTTGCACAAATGTCTTCGTTGAGGTACACTATACGACGAGCGACTTTCAGCCAGGTGCAAGCGCGCCAGCTACAGGTTGGACAATTGGGGCAGCGGGGGTTGGAAGTTGGAATGCAGCCGCCGCAGCTACAGGATCTTGGACCGTTGGATCAAAACCTACTACATCTTGGGGCGTTGGCGGGGCGGCTCCAGCAACGACTTGGACAAAGGAGAATTAGATGACATTAATAAGTGGTGGGGTCGCTAAACGAAATACTGCAGTTGCTACCACAGGAGAGACTACGTTAATTGATCTTGATGCTGTGGTTCAATCTGGCGGAACCGAGGCAATTCGACCAGCATCAAGAATCGATATTCAGGCTGTTGCGGCGGATCTAAAAGTTGCTTATGCGGCAGGCGAAATTGCTGCTGGTCGATACTTTACTATCCCTGCAGGCGCAATCAAGACGATTGACGGCCCAATCAATATTGGCAGAATCTTTGGACAAGCCACCGGATCCACAACCGACGTAGAGGTCGTCGTATTCCGATGAAGAAACTCTTTCTTGCTGCTATAATTGCTATGTTTCTGTTTCCAGCGTCCATAGAAGCACAAGGATTTTGGGGGCGCGTCCGTAAGCCTAAAGACTTTGCAGAAGTTTGCAAAACTGGGTGCACCTTTAATACCATCCAAGCAGCCATCGACGCCGCATCAACCCTATTCACAGCCGGAACATGCGACACTAGTGCTGGAACTTGTTCAGCTGGGGATATTGGTTTGGCGTGTACCGCTGATGCTGATTGTGACGTTTTTGTTCCGTGGACTATTCATGTCGGCCCTGGAACATATGATGAAGCGCTTACTATTGGAACGGCGACCTTCGATGACAGCGCGCATCTTAGACTCATAGGCGCTGGGCGTGATCAAGTTATTATTACAAACGCAACAGACGGTGGTGTTACTATTGAAGTTAGTGGCGGAAAGTTCGAACTTGCTGGCGTCACTGTTATTGACACAGAAACAGGTATTGTTGACGGGTCGGCGGGGATCGAATGGACAACCACTCAGCGCAATGAAGCCTATATTCATGACGCACGGTTTCAATGTCTTTCACACGCGATTGTCCCCGCCCCTGGTTGTGTACACTGGACGACTGAAAATGCAGCGAATGATCCAAAGTTTACATTTATCAATAATGAAGTTCAATATTGTACTGTTGGTCTTCAGCTTCAAGGTGGGGGATATGACCTCCTCGCCAACAACCGCTACACAAACGACAACTGTACCGCAGGGCTTGCTGTTCAGTCGTGGGCAATTTGGTGGAGCCCAAATGGCGCAACAGTTGGAGTTTGGGAGCTACATGCTGTTGGAGAATATATTTGGGTAGATCGTACAACGACTGGAGCCGGTGTTGATACTATTGGAATTGACACAAATCCTGCTCTAGCGGCACACGCATATTTCTATGACGCAACGATTAATGTTACAGATCGAGGAACTGGAACAAGCAACGATACTGCTGGTTTTGATCATACTGGTGTAGGAGAGTCTACTGCAGAAGATTGGTGCATCAACTGTACTATTAAAGTTAATCGTCCCAATTCAACTGGGAACACGCATGCAATGAAAAGTAATAACGTGCACGCCTCCGGAACCTATACTATAGGCGCACGCGGCGGACACTTTAGAGCTTCGAATAGCGATTCTAGTGCTCTCGATGTTAGTGTTTCTGCAAATAACGCATTTCGACTGATTGGAACCAACTATGTCACATCTACCACTTCGCAACTTCCAGACATTCGTACAGAGCATTTTTCACCAGATGTAGGAAACTGTTGCGCAGCGACCTGTATTGTTGGTGAAATATTTCTTGACACAACAGGCGGAACAGTCGAACTTTGTGTTTGTCATACAGCAGATACGTGGGAATGCTTGGATATTGTTGCGCTAGGCACGCCCGGACCAGCAGATTAAGATAGGCTGACTGTGTTAAACTGGCAATCAATCGTTATTCATCATAGTCTAACCAAGGACTCAGCCACAGTCAGCTGGGACGCCATTAGACGCTTTCACAAAGCAAAGGGTTGGCGAGAAATCGGCTACCATGCAGGCATTGAGAAGGTCGGCAAAACCTATGAAGTATTGCTAGGACGTCCACTCGATTGGGGCGGATCGCACACAAAAGGTAAGAATCAGACTAGCCTCGGCTTCGTCTTTATCGGCAACTACGACGAAACCGACCCGCCATCCGAAATGCTAAAAGTCGCCGCAGAACGCGTCATCAGACCTTGGATGAAAATCTTCAACATCCCCGCAAACCGAATCTTCGGCCACCGAGACTTTGCTTCAAAGTCCTGCCCAGGTAGGAAGTTTCACATCCAGCAACTAATCGACACTCTCAACAGTCTCCCGGAGGCCGACAAATGAAAAGCTTTCTAGCTATCTTCTTCATCCTCGTTCTAGCCACATTTGCCTATGCAGCCAACTGGGACATGGCAAATACTTGGTCAGGTGTACAGACCCTTACAGGCAACATGGTCCTGAGCGGCACCCAAGACACCACAATCTCAACAGCTAGTACAACCATTACTATCGATAGCCCATCAGCTTCTACCATCATCTATGACTTCACAAATAGCGGCGCAGGTGTGGCTCAGGTTAAAACAGACAGCATTGTTTTGACTCCCTCCGCCGCGCCCACTGACAGCTTCGACGACTCAGATGATGCTGGAACAGTCGATGGCAGCATCATCGTCAATTGTCCCACTACCAACGACTGCGATATGACCATCTCGCTCGACAGTGGCTCAGACACAGAGGTTGCAGTCTTGAAATTCGACACGAACGACTCAGGTGAAACCGTCCTTCAATTCATCACCCACGCAGCCGCGCCAGCCGCCTGTGCCATAGGTGACTTCTACATCGACACCTCCGGCGGCACCTGCTGGTGCACCTCAACCAATACCTGGACGAACGCTCACGCGGTTGGTGCATGTACATAAGAAAGCTTCTCCTAGCCTTTTGCTTCCTTGCTGCAACTTCGGTCACATCTGCAGCTGACTTCTACTTCTCCGACGAAGCAAGCACACTAGGACAGGTTTGCACAAGCAAAGACAATCCATGCGGCCTAATTAACGACGGTAGCAGTGGCTTGTCAACTAGCTTCGCTTATCTCGTTGACGGAGCAAACGCAGACGACGCAAGCCCAACAGACACGATTCATCTTTGTTGCGGGTCAGACTGCGACAATTCAGGTTTCGGCACCGACGCAACCTGCACTTACCCAATTGTAGCTTCAACGACTTGTGATGGTAAGGCGGTCTGGCTCGCTCCCAAGGTAGATGACATCACTGTCCAAACGTTCTGCACCCCAGACCGTACAGACGGCGACAATTGTGCTTCAGTCGAAATCACAGGCGACATCAACGACGATTGTATCTGGCAAACTAACGAAGTTCACCACTTCATCGATCTCGAAGACGCGGGTGCGGGTTGCGCAGGAAGCAAAGACGCTGACGATTGGACAATCCAAGGAGCCCCCGACGACCTTCTTATCTTCGAAGACGTTGGAAACCACATGTTTAACTTGGACGCCAACCAGGATTGTGCAACATGTGGATTCGGCGGATGGGTATTCGACTACATAGATGCTAGTCATACAACAGGCAGCAAGATGACAGGATTGCCAGGCTATGGCTGCCCTGATGAAAGTTTCGGCGCATTTACTCGCCTCAGCTGCGCAGGCAACGCACGAGGCCACATCTTTAAGATAGGTAAACTTGTCGGCCCCCTTACGGTCAGACGATCTTATCTTCACGACTCTTGCGGAAAAGCCCACCGAGAGCTTCGCTCGTTTGCACACGCTGACGCAGACGCGCTGTATGAAAACAATATCTATGAAGACATAGGCATTGCCAACCCACACGGCCCCCATACCTCAGACGGCGTGATGCTTGGATCTTGGACATTTCAGAACAACACCACAATCGATGCTACTAGTCTCATATTCCAGGAAGGCAGCATTGACAATATCCTGATTCAAGATAACATTTTCAAATGTTTGGGGGTTGAAAACGCAGATTTCAATTTCGGTGACTGGGTATGTTATTCTGCAATCAAAGTCGTCAACGGAGACAGCAACTCAACAGCAAACTGGGCCTGCGACGCTCCACTCTGTGATTGGGGAAGTGTCATTATTCGGCGCAACTTGATCTATGGTACAAACGTCTCAGGCGGAAGCAACGCCGAAGGGTCAGCCGCGTTCGACCAAGGAATCTATGTCACTCCTCGTACAGACAGCGGTGGTGAAACAAGTTGCCTTGTAGAAAACAACATTATCTATAACACCCGCGCCCGGGGCGGATTTGACCCTCGAAACGTTGCCATTGGATTCAAAAGCCTCGATGGTTCAGCTTGCACAATACAAAACAACACAATCTATAATGCCCACAAGACGGGCATCTGGATTGAGGGTGGTGATCTAGCAACGTTTCGTAATAATATTGTCATTACAGACCGCTCAGGAGCGTTTGCGCTCAACGTTGCCTCCGGCGCACCAACTATCCAGAACAACAACTTCCTTTCTACAGCCGAGACAGAAGTAATCGTGGGAGCTTCAGGGACTTTCACATGCCCAACTGTTACCACCCTTGGCACTGGCAACATCTGTGAGGTATCAACCTTTATCAATACCAGCGACGCAGACGTAGCTAATTGGAACCTTCATCTTCCTGTCCTAGACCAAATAAACCGTGACAGAGGCAATGCCACTTCAGCCTCCGACGACTTTGACGAAGACACGAGACCAGACGCTCAGGATGGCATTTCTGACATCGGTGCAGACGAGATCACTTCTATCCACTTGCGCAATTTCTATTTATTAAATGGAAGCTCCGACCTAGTTGGACCTGGTTCTCCTGAATACAATCTCAATGTTGGTACCTCAGCAATCGACAATGAAGAGTTCACAGTCGATGTTGACTTCGACACGGCCGAACAAGGTTATTTCTTCACCACCGCAGCGTTCCCAGATTGGAAAAACTGGTGGAAAGGAACCTGGACTGTCACCCTCGACATCACTAAGGCAGCCGACAACATCACTATCACAGACCTTAATATCCAGCGCATTGAAGCAGACGGAACGTTTGTCAGCGCATATGGCACTTTACCAAGCGGCCTCCCAAAAGACCTCTCAACCACCGGCCTCAAGAGTATAGCAGGTACCATTACGGCTCCAAAAACTGGCGCAACAACTGACCGCCTCCGCTTCGGCATAATGTTTACCCGCGATACAGACATAGGTGGTAACAGTACAGTCAAGTTCAAAGCAGGCACGTCCTTCATAACCCTTCCCATCGACGAATCAGCCGGAACAATGTCTACCAGCTCCGGCTCAACCAGCAGCGGCTCAACGAGGAATTGATATGATAGATCTAATTCTAACTTACGGCGGGAAGGTTGCTTCTATTGTCACGTGTATCCTATTTGTAATGATTAAATACAACGACCTGCCGCACATGAGTAAAGACATTAAAGACTTGATAAAGACTGTCTATGAGCTAAAGGGCAAAGTAGAAAAATAATGCCCGACGTAATCAGTAGCGGTATCACGTCTTCGTTTGTTGTCCCGCCGCCAGTAGTCAAGTCTGCCTTCGGCGAACTTGTCGTTGTCGAACCAACCGCCGCAGTCCAACTCGTCTTTCCTTACAACATCAATTCTCGTTTCATCCAAACACGCGCCAATAACGCTGGTACATTAACCCAAGCCGACAGCATGGCAGTTCTGCAAACAGGCGCATCAGCAAACTCGTCTGTAGCCCTGGTAAGTCGCGTTCCTGTGAAATACGATCCCGGCCAGGGGGTCTCTTCTATGTTCACTGGTGTCTTTACTGCTGGCGCTGCAAACTCTGAGCAAATCATAGGCGTTGGAGAAACTGGTGAGGGTTTCTTCTTTGGCTTCGATGGCACAGCTTTTGGTATCCTACACAAACACCTCGGCACGCCCGAAGTTCAAACCCTCACCGTCACCACAGGTGCTGTCACAGCTACAGGTAACATTACCATTAATCTAGACGGAGTAGCCAAAACGGTCGCTGTCGTCGCTGGCGACTCAGCCCGAGAAGTAGCAGTCAAGATCAGCAACGCAGTTTTTGACGACGTTGGTCTAGGCTGGACACCCGGCATAGACAGCAGCACGGTCATTTTCATAGCTTGGTCCTCTGGGAACAAAACCGACACATTCTCGCTAGTTGACACAGACACAACGGGTGTTGTGGGCGCATTTGTAGAAACCATAGCCGGAACAGCCGTCACCGACGATTGGACAGCACAAGCTGACTGGAACATAGACAAGATGGATGGCACCGGCCTATCAGGCATGACCCTCGACACCACAAAAGGAAACGTATTCAAGGTGTCATTCCAGTTTCTCGGCTTCGGTGCTATTCGATACTTTGTTGAAGACTCCGACAGCGGAAATTTTCAGCTTGTCCACATACTAAAATATGCCAACTCTGCAACGGTCCCATCTATCCAAAACCCGACTCTTCATCTATTCGCAGCTGTAACCAACACATCGAACGCTACCAACATCACACTCAAGACTGGTTCAATGGCGGCATTCGTTGAAGGCGACGTACACCTTCAATTGGGCGTCACCAACGCCGCCAGCAACACTAATTTGAGTGTAGGCACAACGGAAATACCCATCCTTTCTATCCGTAACGCCCTCACCCATGGTGGCAAACTAAACCGTGTGCGAATGTCACCAAAGTTCCTTACCATATCCACAGATGGAACAAAGTCAATCATCATACGCGCCCGCGCTGGTCCAACCTTGACCGGCCCTGTTGCATTCCAACCCATCAACCTCAACACGTCAGTTGCATGCAAAGACATTGCCGCTACGGGGATAACAGGCGGCACTGAGACCTTTACTCTTGTTCTCGGCAAAGTAGCTTCGACCACACTAGACTTGACCACACTCGATGCAGGAGTTGAACCTGGAGAGATTCGTAGCCTAACCGCCGAAGCCACTTCCGGAACAGGCCACGACGTTACCATGTCAGTTGTCTGGGAAGAAGAGTTTTAGCCCATGAGCAAGATACTTAGAATCACCCCAACAACAGGTGACATCTCAGGCGAGGAGCGACTATTTGGCCAACTCAAACCATCTGCCGCAACGCCCACGAGTATCTATAGCCCAAACCCAAACCTTTCCGGTATCATCAGTACCATCTCCATCTGCAACACTGGTACCGGAGCAGCAAAAATAGAAATCTATGTCCACGACACCGGCACAACTTACGACAACACAACAATGGTCTACAACGACCCCGCTCTCGCTGCTGGATCCTCAACCATTTTGACAGTCTACATGCCAATAAACAACGTTCTTGGTAACATGGCAGTTGAATCCGACACCGGCGACGTGAACTTCACTGTCTGGGGTGTGGAGGTTTCCGGTTAATGCCCGAATTCCGAACCGTCACCATCACACCTACAAACCGAGGGCTCTTCGTCGGAGCCCCACCACATCGGCTCGGTCCAGGTTTCAGTCCCCGCTCCCCAAACGTCCGGATTCGTGATGGCTTCACCGAACAGCGCCCTGGCCTTGGCGACTTCAACGACGCTCCAATCGGCGACGCTGACGGCGTAGATACCGCCAACATGACCATTGTCAACACATTCTTGTATCGAACTGAGGTCGGCGGCTCCGAAATTATTGCCATTACGGGCGGCCCAACCGACGCAGATCGAAAATTCTTCCAGTCCGCCGCGAGTGTCTGGAACGACAAGACCGCAGCCATCGTCTTGAAAGGTATTTCTACCGAACCTTACGACGCAACCATCGCACCAACCCCCAGCCAAACAGACGTTTTCTATGCATCCAATGGTGTTTCAGACCTCACCACAGAATTCATCAAGTGGACCGGCACCGGCAACATCACAGCCTTCAACGGCGCACCGGGCCCAGCTAAGACAATCACCACCTTTGCCAACCGTCTCGTTATTGGCCACATCTTCGACGGCACCGCTATTCGCGGCCTCCGAGTTGGTTGGTCAGCTTTCGGAGATGCAGAAAATTGGACTTCAGCAAATTCAGGCCAGACTGAACTAATCGACACCCCAGACTTCATCACAAGGCTCCTTCCGATCAGAGGCTCCCTGGTCATCTACAAAGAAAACTCGATCTTCCTTGGTCGCGAAACCGGCAACTTCATCGTCCCAATCGGATTCGCTCTCCATAACCGCAACGTGGGGGCCATCGCTGGCTTCTCGGTAGCCGCAGCTGGCGAAGGTAACCACTTCTTCCTTGGCGACGACAACGTATATGCGTTCGATGGCAACACCTTAACTCCCATTGGCGACGCAATCAAACGAGACCTAAGAAACATAAACCGTGCCGCCCTCCGTCAAGTCTTTGCAACGGTTGATCCGAAAAACACCGAATATCGACTCTTCGTACCCGAAGGAACCGACCCTCATCCGAAGGTCTGCTGGGTCTTCAATTGGCGAGAGAACCATTGGAATCGATGGGAACTGCCTTTCCTGACCTCTGGCGCTCGCGTCATTGGTGGCACGGGCCAAACCTGGGGCGACATTGACACAACCGGCGAACTCTGGTCTCAGGTAGGAGACGTGAGTTGGGGAGACTTAATCACAACCGGCTCACCCGCTACCATCGTTGCGAACAAAGACCGCTCAGTCGATGAGATGGCTGAACGCTTTCCAAACGACAATTCACTTGCTATCGTTTCCAGCTGGGAAAGCGCCGACATTGATATGGCAGGCCAACCGAGCCGAGACCGAGGAACCGTCTTGACAACTGGCCACCTTAAGACCCTCGCTAGAGTCCAGCTGAGGTTCAAAGGAACCGGCACCACCAACAACCTCAAGTGTCTCGTCTCTGGCGACGGTGGCAACACTTTCCAAAGCGCCACCCCAACCCCAGCCTCCTTGACATCTGACGGTGGTGTGGTAAACTTCGATATATGGACAACAGCAACGAAATTTCGAGTACGGTTCGAAAACGACCAGACAAACCAGGGCCTGCCGGGGATATCGGAAGTGGTTCTTCATTACCTGCCGGGTCCGCAAACTTTCTAGGTTTGCCCGACGGGGCTAAGCCTTTAGAGTTCAAGGACTTAGATGATCTCAAGAATTTTGCCAATCGCCTGCTTTCTGTCCCTAGACTCTTCGATGACACTGCGCGGAACCTTAATGCTTTGGCACGAAATCTCGCAAACCCAAACACCGTTTTCCTTGAACTTGGAAACCGCGCCGTTATCATGGAGCTGGACTCCATCCGTCCCGGCCACGCAGCCTTCACGCACATCGTTGTGTTCTCAAGACGACGCTTTCCTGAACTCGAAAATGCCCTCACTGACGCCCTCAACTGGGCCTTCAGGACCTTTAAGTTGAAGTATATAAATGCCTGGATTCCGGCTTTCAATACCCCCGCACTAAACCTTGCAACTCGCCTAGGGTTCGTTGAAGAAGGCATTTTACGCGCCCAATTCGTGTATAATGGTGAAGCAACAGACGCCATAGTTATGTCTAAGGAACCAATCTAATGTCCCTCGGCGGCAGCGAACCAATTCAGCCCACCTTCACTGCAGACCCTTTTGCAAGTCAGTTCCGGCAGCTTGGCTTCGGCCGTCTTGCCGGACTCAGTACCAACAGCCCCCAAGGTGCAGGATTCACCCGACCCCAATTCACACAGATCGGCGAGGATGATCCTTTCTTCGGCATCGCCCAGGGTGCGCTTGGAGACTTTCTAGGGGGCACAGGCCAAGGGACGGCGGGGGTAGCTGGCCGAACCCTCCAAGAAGGCATTGAGACAGGCTTCAGACCTGACCTAGATCCCATCTTTCAACGGTCTCAGAACTTTTTGCAGAACGAACTGCTCCCAGCCACCAACGAAAACTTGGGTGCACAGTTCGGCATCCGCTTTGGCACCCCCCAAGCAGAGGCTGGTGCTAGAGCAGCAAGAGACACAGCTCTTGGCGTCAACGAACAGGTGTTGCCATTCCTTGACTCTGCTGCAAACCGGCGTCTTCAGTCTACAAATCTCCTCAGCGATATCATTGGACAAGCAGGCCAGCTGGGCGCTCAGCGAGGCAGTCTGCGCGAAGCTAGGACAGGCCGAGCTGCCCAAAATCAGCTCAACTCTACTCAAGCCTTCTTCAATTCCATCATCAACGGTCTAAGTGCGGCCAGCGGTTCCACATCACGAGCACAGTTCGACAACTCCGGAGCGCAAAACCAAGCAGCTCTTATTAGTCTACTTGGCACCATTATTGGCTCCCTTGGCGGCCCTGCAGGGTCAGCAGCAGGAGGCGCGGCAGGTGCTGCGGTTGGGCAGGCGGTAGCCTAATGCCCCCTCGCGAGGATCAAGACGAGGAACAAGATGAAATCCGCATCCAACGCATCAAGCGACGCCCAAAGACAGGCCCCACCAGCGTAGCCGAATCCGAACCAAGCCCAACCGGCCTAGCTCCCGAAGCCTCAGACAAAGAAGACGGTCCAGGAAAGCTCCTCCAATTCTTGCGCCGCCTAGGCCCAGCCCTAAGCGCCACTCAGCTTCCCCAGTTTGGCACCGACTCGCCTGTTTCCAGCCTAGGTGGCATTTTGCAAGGACTCGCTGCGGGCGGCCAAAGCTTCGTAGGAGGTCGTGAAGCCATCGAGCAGGACCGTAACTCTAGAGCCATCGCCAGCATCCGTAACAGCCCAGCCTTTACAGGCGGCATTGATGCCATTTCATCTGGGACAGCTTTGACAGCTGAACAGCAAACGGCTCTTCGACTCGGCCTCCAGCCAGGCGACCAGCCAGGTTTCCAAGACCCCGCTGTTCTTGGCACAAAAGAAGCTGGAGACGTTATCAAAGCTGGCCCCTTAGTGCCTACACCAAAAGAAGCCGCAGACATCGCAGCTGGGGAAGCAAGAACTGGCCTTGAACGCGACCTTCTTGAAACAGTCCAACAGCCCCAAGCCGCCGCCGCAGGTGTCCAAGCTGAGGCTGCCGTCAAAAGCCAAGAAGCCCGGCTCGTCGAAGCTCAAGCCGAGATCGAGCGAATTGGCGTCGCTCGTCAGCAAGCCTCTAACCAAGCTGAACGAAACTCTCTCCTTGGCGAAGAACTCGATCTACGCCGCCGTGTTGCGGCCATTGGGGCAGTTGGTCAGATTGTCAATGATTCTCCTGACCCTGAAGCAACCGGCCTTGCAATCCAAAACGTAGTAGACGAGATTCTTGGTATCGCTTCTGACGCAACCCCAGCAGATCGCCAACTAGTCGCTGGTCTCACTAGAATCCCTCAAGAAACTCTGAAGATCCAACGTGACAGGATCTTAAACACAGAAAATGTTTTTGTTGAAAGAACAAGAAAACTAGCAACCAAAGTGTTTGGTAGCGAAGAAGCTATTCCAAACCGTGTCGATATCCTCATCGGCCAACTCGGTTTTCCTGGCGTCTTAGCTCGCGCAGGTCAGGACCAGGATGTCGTTGACAAACTTTCGGAACTCGAAAGTCTTCTAGACGCCTCTGCAGAACCGGGAGCATTTCTCAAGCTCATGGGAACACTCTTCAGTGGCATCACCAGCAACGTTTTCAAAGCTGCCGGAGAAGTTGTTCAGGAAGCCCAGCGCCAAGAGGCAGCTGAACCAACTTTGACCCGAGATGAAATCCGAAACGAAATCGCAGCGCGCCTCAACAAAAACCCAGAAGACCTCGTTGACACCGACCTAACCGAGGAAGAGTTCAAGCGCCTCGAAGCGGCTCAGTAAATGGCAGAGCCTCGCGAACGCCTTGATAAACTCTTCGGAGTTGACAAGCAACGTAGCCGCCTAAACGCTCTCCTTGGCATTGAAGACGAAGAAACTCCAGAACGCAAGTCTCGCCTCGACACCCTCTTCGCAGACTCCGTTGACAAACCCCAGGACCAAGCATCCATCCTAAACCAACTCGGAATAGCTCCAGACCCTGTTCCACCAGGTGGAACAGCTACTGGCGATCCATTAGAGCGCCGCGTCTCGCCTGGACTGCCTCGCGTAACCGCACCAACTGGCCGCTTCGACCCAGGCATCATTCCTTCAGAAAGCGTCGAAGAACCATTTCTGCAAGACCCCACCAGGATTGCCCCCTCCCCGGAAGCAACTGTCGGTGGCAATAGAATCCTTGGCCCAGACGAGTCTCCAAACATCCTTAGAAAAGACTTCGGTAGCGAACGCGAACTCGCAAGAGCACAGCGTGGCATAACCACAGCCGTTGAAGGGCTTACCTTTGGCCTTCCGAAACTCTTTGGCTCGGCTCAAATCAAAGAACGTCTGTTACCCGGAGGCGAACTTTCCCCCACCGAACGCTTCGTTGAAGAATCAATCGGCCTTGCCACCGGCCTAAAGGCCATTAGTGGGGCGGTTGGTCTAGTCAAGAAAGCCTTTGGTCAGGTCGGCCGCGTCTCCCCCTTCTTTACTCGTCTCGCTGAAGGCTTCGCAAGTGGCAAGTTCGCGCCCCGCCTCGCCCACGCAGTCCAACTCGGCATTGCAACCGGCGCAGCAGACGTAGTCAACCAAGTCTCAGGCATCCTCGGCGACGCCCCCGAGAATCAAGAAGGCTTCAGTCCAACCCAAACCGCCGTTTCGATTGCCCATGGTGCAGCACTCGGTAGCCTCTTGGTCCCCACCGCAAAGGGAACCTTCAGCGGCATCCCTGGACTCCGCAAACTGAGCGAGAAGCTGCCAGGTTTGTTTGGCGGCCAACTCCAAGGCAAACTAGCCTTTTCAAGGCTTAGTTTAGGTGCTCGCGGAGCAGCCCTTGGCCTCCCACTCGTTGCCCTTACTGGCGATTCCACCTCCCCCGCCCGCCCAACCGGCAACCCATACATCGACCAGCTTCTCTTCGACTTCGGTCTGTTTGCTGTCCTAGGAGGGGGCAAGGCGCGGCCCGGCATGAAACTCCCAGCCTGGATCAACCGAGCTGGCCAAAAATCCCTCGAACCTGTTACCTTGATGCGCACCCAGCTCGACAACACAGGTCGCCGAACCTTCACCATCCGCACCGACGATGGACTGATTAGAGACTACCGCCCCGGCGATCCACAAGGTGGCGTGAACGCAGACATTCCTGAAGGTGTTCGAGAGATGAAGGCGCGGCGAATCTCCGAAGGCAAAATCTTAGCCGACCGTCCGGCCATCATCAAAGAAGGAGACTTGGTCGCGCAGGTCCGAGGCAAAACGAGGCGGCTTGTTCAGTTCCTTGAGCGGTCCAAAGATGGCAAGTCAATGCGAGTTGGCATCGTCGCCCGACGTGGCGAACTGCCCGTCGTCCATGACATCGTTACGCTTGAACGCGGAAAGGCTGGCGAGCTTCTTGTCCTTGACAAGAAGGGCCTCGAAGAAATGTTGCCAACGGCCAACCGAGCTAAGATCAATAGGCTTGAGGGGTTGCTTGGTAAGCTGACCGCTAAGCCAGAACTCGAAGACCGTGCAGCCGACCTGGTTTCTGCCGAACCGCCCCTACTTCGTAGCTTCGTTGGAGCCGTCAATGACCTCAACATAAATGGCATCAAGATTCCTGTCACCGTCACAACCGGCCAGTCAAAACTTGGCGTTCAGCAAGTAAAATCAGCCCTCAGCGTCTTGCCTGCAGAGGCTCTTGCCAACGTAACCCGAGTCCACATTTCTGACCAGCTCCCTGACAACACCTTCGGCCGCTTCAACAAAAATACTGGCGCAGTCACGGTCAATGCAGGTCGCCTCCCTCGCACCACCACAAACATCAACACCCTCCGTATCCCCGGCTTCGATATGCTCATCAAGACCCTAGCGCACGAAGGCCAACATTCCCTCGCGACCGCAAACCCAAAAGGCTACGAACGTGACATTCGTAGCCTGGGCTGGGTCCCAGAAGCCGAGTTCATCGAAAGAAACCGTGTCGCATCCGCCAAAGACGAAGCTTTCCCCAACGACTCCGTCCCAAACAACGTCTTCGATGCCCGTCGTCGCACATTCCTAACTGCCTCTGGCGAAACTATCAACGCCATTTCCTCCTTTGATATTGGCCCACTCGGCGGAAAGTGGATTCGCTCAGTCCTTCCCGAAGAAGCCAAAAACGGCCGCATCCGTTTCGACCGCCGCAGCCCAGTCGAAGACCTCGCCCACGGCTTCGACCAAATGCTCATCGACCCAGACGCTGTCTTCGTCCGCGAGCCAGAACGCTTTAGAGCCATCAACGACAGCCTGACCGCCACTCCATATTCCATCGCTGGCCTTACCGTCGAAGGCTCATTGCCGTTCGGCAAGAGCTTTGCTGGCCAAACTTCCTTGTTCGGTTCCTCCGGCCCCAGACCCGAGCCCGGTGGCGAACGTCTTTTTGTAGCCAAACAGCGTATTGCAGTTGAAAACGAACGCCGATCTCAAGTCCAACGTGCCAACCAAGCTATCGAAAATCTTCTTGGTGAAGTGAGGCCAAAAACAGTTGGTCTTGAAGACGCAACACCTCCTGAATCCTCCATCGACCGCGTCCGCAAAATAACCTTCACCACCCTCGAAGACCCGAAGACACCCGAGAAAACCAAAAAGCTCCTCACCCGCCTCATCACTCCTGGTAAAGTAACTGACGAAAAAGGTAACGTCAGCCAAACTGGCACGCCCCCCATCGACCGTCTCGTCGAATCCGTTGCCCGCAAATCCTTCAAGGGCATCAACTTGGAACTCGGCGTTGAAGGAACAGGCGAAACTCTTGGCAGCTTTGTGCGCGAAACCGCCCTCGCTGAAGCTGCTCGAACCGGCAAAATCACAAACGCCCGCATCAAAGGCATTATAGCAGACCTTCAGTTCAAAGTTTTCGGCGGCGTCACCCCCGAAGGCCAGTCCATCACAGCCGTCAACAAGAAGGGTGAAACCGTTGACCTCGCTGACTTCGTCGAAGCAGGCACAGGTGAAGGTACAGCTATCGCTGGAACACCAACCGTCGTACCAGCTCCGTTAGCGGCAGCGCCTCGCACCCGAGGCCCCCGCTCCAAGCCCTTTAAGCTCTTCAAAGACTTCATTGGCAACCCGGACCCGGCCGCCCAGGCTCAGCTCGTTGAGGAAATGGCCTCGCTCAACAAGCTCCAGCGTGACATCCTCCAGCTTCATCTTGGCATCGACGAGCACGGCCGATCCACCGCAGGCGTAGACTTCGTAGACCTAGCTGAAGTCGGCGCTCGCTTCAACATGACCGAGACCGAAGTCGGAGCCCAGTTCCGAGGCTTCATCCGCCGCCGGACCGGCAAGCTCGAACGTGTCTTTGGTGGCAAGAAAGGAACCGATCCGAAGTCGGTTGACTTCGGCGACCCCCAAGGCCCCAAGCAGCTCATCCTTAGAACCCTCCCAGCAGGAGCTTCAACAAAAGGCGGCGTCGCTAGAGGCCCCCAGGAAGACCTGCTTGCCGGAAAAGCTTTCGGCGAACACTTCAACAACATGCGCCGCAAAACCCTTGGCCAACTGACCCAAGCCCGCGAACAACTTGGCAACCGCCTAGTCCGCAACCCAAAAAACAAGACCCTCCAGCGGCAATTCCGTGCCGCCCTCACCCGCGAAAACGAACTTGCCTCAGCCGTCAAAGACGTGGACGCTCAACTTGCAATCGACCCAGATCCAGCCCAAGGCCAATTAAAACTGGCCGACCGTCTAATCGGAGGCTCTGAGCCGCCCGCTAAGGCCGTAAATCGTCGCCTCCAAGGGGTAGGTGACCCCCTATTATTGGAACGCTTCAGGAAGGCTCGCCTTTCTCAGCTAAAAAACCCCGAAGCCACAAAGAACAACGAAACCGTCGCCCAGCTCTCGGCCGAGCTAAATCGGCGCGGAATCGAATACCCAGACATCACCTTTCCGTCCCTCGGCACTGGCGGCACAGGTTCCAAGAAACCTCCCAAACAAGCATCCCCAACTGGCCCGCCCGGCGGAGGCAACAAGCCAACTGCGCCCAACAGCAAAGCAACCGACTTCGTCTTCGAAATCACGCCCGACACCACCCTTGCAGGCCAGAATCTCGCCACCAAGTTCGGCGACCTTCGTCCCCGTCTCGTCACCATCCGCGACCGTCAATCCGCCGAAATCATCGGCACCTTCCGGAGTCACGCGCTTCACCCCGACTATGACCCAGTCCGCACAAATGTCCGCTTCGGCATTGAACCTGTCGGCATCGTTAACGAAGCCGCTGAGCCTTCAACCGCAAAAGATGGTGGCCTCCTTCGCTTCCAAGTTACAGACCTAAGAGATGGCTCAGACCTCGGTCTCTTCACCCGCTCCGGCGTCCTGCAAATCCTCAAAACCGATTACACCCCCGGCAACAGTTACAACATCTTAACTGGCGAAGCCACCCCATCCGGCTCCGACGTAGCAGGTGCAACTCGCAACGACCTCCGTTCCAAGATGTGGCGCGAGAGCCTCGACAACACCGAGTTTGCTGCGCTCGAAGGTCCAGAACAAATGCGCCATATCTCAGAAATGATCGGCAAGCTCAAACCAACCAAAGGCATCACAGCTTGGAAGCTTTGGGGTGAGCTAACCAACCAAGCCAAAGGCTATGCTGGTGCTATCAACGACTACGCAACTTTGCAGGGCGAGATGGCCAAGAAGTTCGGCCTCCCCGACCGCCTCAAGGTAACCGGCGGCGACGTTCTCGAAGCAATCGAACGCCTTAAAGAGTTCCGGAAGACTGAACTCGGTGCGATGCTTAGCGAAACCGCAGACTTCTTCCCCACATCCGCTAAAGGCACCGGTAAAGCTTTCTCAGCAGAGCGCTCTCGCGAGATCGAAGCCTTCAAAGCTGCCCTCGAAGATCTTAGATTTAATCCTAAGCTCTCAACCGACGACACCGTCATGGATCCAACATCCGGCCAAGTCGCGTGGGGCGGTGGTCCGGGTGGCGTCCAACGCCTGCAATCTGTCGTCCGCCGTATGGTTTTCTGGTCCCACCCCGTCATGCTCGACGCATACACCAAAGGTCGCGGCATTCAAGCCATGGAAACGGAGCTGCTCAAAAACTGGAACAACGCCCTTGCGCCCGTCTTCGCTGACCTTTCCCCTCAAGAACAAATTGCCGTCCGCCTCATTCGCGAAGGCCGCCTTGACGAGGTCTTAGCCGACCCAGCCCGCAAAGTCGCGCGCCGTTCCTTGATCGACGACAGCTCTGCCTTCTCAGAAACCCGCAAGCTCCTCCAAAACATGTCCACCATCATGAGAGGGGGCAAGCCCGCCACCACCGAACTCCTCTTACCCACTCGCGAACAAAACCCAGCCCGCTTCGCCGAACTCGAACGTCGCGCCGCCATGCTAGCCGATCTCCACGACTCTGTCGCCGACCTTGCCCACCTCCCTCCGAGCGCCCGAACGGAAGACTACTTCCCAAAACTCTACACCAAAAACGCCCTCGGCAATCTCGAAATCCCCACCGACATGAACCCAGGCCGGGAAGTCTTCTTTGGCAACTTCCAAAAGCGCAAGACCGAAACGCTCGACTTCGAGATTGCTCCGCTCCAGTCCATGGACATTTATCTGCGCGGAGCTGCCCGCAAGATTGCTTGGGACCCGTTCCTAGCCGAATTCAACCGTCCCGAAGTCTTCCAAGCCCTCGGTAACGAACAAGCAGCCTGGTTCAAACGTTGGATGCGCTACTCAGTTGGCGAACCAGACCCCATGGATACCGTCTTGAGCCGCAAACTCCGTGACCTCGGCATTCAAACCTCCGGCCGTGGTGCGTTCGGCGAAGGGCTAAGTCGTTGGATTCGCCGTCTCGCAGTTTCCGACAGCCGCCCCTTTACTCGCACCGCCAACGCCATCCGTGGCGCGGTCTTTGCAGCCAAGATCGAATTCTCAGCCATTACAAATGCCATCAACGCAACCCAAGGCCCATTCACCACCTCTGCTCGCTTCGGTTCCTTCAAAGCGGGTGGCATAGATGGCTACCTAAAGGCAGCAAGAGAAATCTCCAGCAACCCAGAAATCGAAAAGCTCTTCAATGCCTCCGGCCTCGCCGATCAAACCTTGCGCTCCGACATTGGCATCCAGGCTCAGCGCCAAATCAAAGGCTTCCTCATCCGTTGGCGTACCCTCGGTCGGCGCTCTTTCACCGGCATCGAGAACCGCAACCGAAAGCTCGCTTTCGCAGCTATGAACAAAACCGCCCGCGAAGCAGGCATTGACGAAAACATGTCGCTCGTGGCAGGCATCCTTGAGAGTGACCTCACCCAGTTCAACATGACCCGTACCGGCCGCCTCCCCTTGGTCCGCTCCGGCCTCGGCTCCGTCTTGTTCCAATTTTCACCCTACCGCATCGAAATGCTGCAACTTCTCGGCGGCGAAGTTCGCAACATGTTTCTTTCTCCAGACAAGGCAGCCCGTTTCAAGAGTTTCAAGTTCGTCTCGCTCTACATGATGGTAACCCACATGGTAGGTGGCGTAGACGCAAACATAACTGGTCCCTTCTTACGCATGTTACTCGGCGAAGATGAACCAGAGTTCAGCGGCAAGGGTCTAGTAGGTGGGGCTGTTGCCGCCGTTGACAGGTTGTCCGCCGACTACCTCATCGGCAAAGGCGTCCAAGGCAAACCCTTCGAACTCGGCCACCGCATCAACCCAATCAGCCTCATGATGAATCTCGAAATAACCGGCCCAGCCTTCGGCGTCGCTGTTGACATAGTAAACAAGATTCGGGGCGCACCAGTCACCCCATCAACCGCCCAACTCGTCGTCGATAACATCCCATTTGGCGTCCAAATTCACCGCTCTGCTGGGCGCGAAATCATGCGCCACGTGACCAGACCTCTCTTCGGCAAAAAAGAAGGTTCCCTCCCCCGTGGTGGCCGTGGCATCATCGAACGAATTGGCGGCAAAAAGGCCAAGAAACGCGGATTCTTCACACTCGGATAGTATGCTATAATAGGAGCCGTTATGGACATTCTAGCAACAGTCACAATTCAACTTGCAACCGTCATCGCCGCAGTCTGGGGCCTGACCGAAGCTATGGCATCCGTGGCAAAGCGCCGAAATTGGACCTGGTACTCCAAGCCCATCTTCGCCCTGCTCCTCGGACCTCTCTTCGGTATGGCTGCATTCGCCTTCGGTTTCCTTACAACCTTACCGCTTACAGAAGGTTGGAAAGGTTACGGAGGCGCTGCCTTTGCCGGTTGCATCGCCGTCGGAGCTTCGAACGCCTTTGCGAAAGTCATTGCAATCGGCCGCGAAAGTTTCAAAAAGGGAGACTAGTGCAAATTGACACGCAACGCTTTTTACGACTGGTTGAGTCAGCTAACACATTAGGCTTTATTGACATAGAAGCAAGCGGCCTGCGTGGTGATTACAACACCATGCTGTGCGCCAGCATTAAACAGTTCCAAACCGAGCCCACCACGCATTCAGTCAGTAAGGTTGGCAAAGACCGCGCCACGCTGATCAAAACGAAAGCATCTCTAGAGGGCCTCGATTGCTGGGTAACATATTACGGTCGAGGTTTCGACATCAAGATGCTCAACACACGGCTGCTCATTCACAAGATTGATCCGATCGAAAAGCGTCCTCACATCGACATGTACTATCAGCTCAAAGCCAAGACCATCATGTCTCGGCGCTCTCAAGGCCACTATTGCAGCTGGCTGCAACTAGACGAGCAAAAAATGAGCGTCTCCGCCGACGACTGGGCACAGGCCGCAGCTGAGTGGAAACGCATCAAGCCAACTATGGTGGCTCGTTGTGAAAGCGATGTGAACGGACTTCAAGGCCTGTATGAGCGGACCAAACATCTGATCACAGACATCACACTCTAGGAGAGAGAAAAATGCTCAACTTCATCTTCGGACTAATCGTCGGCGTCCTAGCCAACGAAGCAATCAGACGAGGCGTTCGTGCTCTCATCACTAAAATCAAAGCTCGCCGGAGCCATTAGCTTTGGGCTTCTCGGTCTCCTTCTCTGGGGTGGCTTCAAGCTCAACGACTACCTCATCGCCAAGGCGGATCTTGAAGCTAAGATTGAATCCCTCTCTGGCGAGCTGAAGGACGCTCTCAACGATGCGGCACACGTTCGGGATCGTCTCGCCGTTGTATCCGTTGGTCGATTCGACATTCGGGATACGGTTCACGAGGGCGATAGTGGGGCCATCAGTAGCGATGATGCCGCCTGCCGTGATTTCAAATGCACAGATTGGGCAGATGAGCACGGACGGTTTTTCTTTCATCAAGACCTCCGCTCCTTAGACGTTAACCAGAAATTTAAGTTCAAAACTTCCATCCGACAAACCCATTCAGGAAAGGTCGAGTTCGACGGCGAGCTGACCGAAATTTCTCCAAAAGATTCATCAGTTCTCCGAGTCATTCCCGTCGTCATGGACTTCACCAGCTGGACTCCCCCCGCTCGGGTCCGAACTTGGACCATCGAGGGCGGCCTCTTCGCTGACAGTGAGGATTCCGGCTTCTTTGGCCGCGTCACCCGCCACTTCCCCCTCCACACCTTCGCTGCTGCCGAACTCTCTGACACATTCCGTGTCTATGGCGGCCTTAGTTTCAGCATCGACAGACGCAAAAAGCCCTAAGTCAATTCTGCGATTCAACATAAGCAACAAGTTCAACTGAGTCCTTATCACCCCTTCAACAATAGTCAAACCATCAATCACTTCATTTAGCTTCTCCGAAATCCCCACAACATTCTGGTCCTGCCCCCTCATCTCATCATCAATGATCAGCTTCTTAATCGCCACGTGGTCTCCTTATCTTCAGCCTCTTCGGCTTCACATTGCTCACACATTTGGATTCGCTTGCCCACACAATCAACTCTCGTACAAGCATATTCTCTATTGCATCTTGGGCATTCTACATGACTATGATAATGCGGAACGTGCTTCATTCCACCACCCCCAACTCCTTAATATAAACCGTATGCTCCATCGCATCACTCACCTCCACAAGCTGCCCAGCATCCTTGAGCGTATCAACCGCCATCCTCAAGTCCCGCTTATTAAGCAGCCCCTTAATCTCCCTCGCCAAGGTCTTATACTCACAAACACCCCCGAGCGCCTTGATAGTATCCAGCACCGACCTCGTCATTTCCCCCGCCTTGCTCATCCCAATCATCTTGTAAACATCCCCAAGCGGCTGCTCCATCCAGTCCATCAAGGTTGCCGTCGCCTCCAGATCCGCCTCCTTGAGCACCTTCATCGGCAAGGTCGTCAGCATAGCAAGTCTCAAAAGGTGCATCGGCTTCCGATTAAAATAAAGCGTCAACCTCGGCGTCTTTGCCCTGGTCTTCCGGATTTCTTTATACCACCCATCATACCATCTCCTAGCCTTCGCATCCAGCCTCACCTCACCCTTGCCATACTGATCAATCGCAGTCAACGCCGCCTTCACCTTCGCTTCCACACCAGACTTCTGCCGTTTCGGTATGGGCTTCGGGCTCTTCGGCTCTTCCTCATGCACAAGCAAAACCCTCGTCAAGAACCCGCCCCCTTGTGCGTCCTGCGGCAGCTTGCTCATCCAGTCCAGCGTAGACCCACCAGCCATACTAAGCGTAACATTTTTCAGGTTCGTAGCTTTCCTCGTGATTCTAGAAACGGGGTATGTATCTGGGTTATCCAACAATCTAGTAATAAGTGGAACTGCTCCTTCCATATAGTTTTGACTGGGAAAAAACTGCCGAAACTCCGGTGCATAGATAAACCCTTGCGCATCTCCACCACCCTTCCCCAACTCCTCCACCAACGCCTGTGGACTCGCATCTGAAATCTGTTTCGGTTTCCACTCCCGAAAAGCTGCCTCCACAGTCGCCATCGCCATATCCCAAGCGGTCGTCTTTCTTGGCCCACCAGCTGGCCCCGTCAACACAACACTCAAATTCGGCCAAACCTTAAACCAAACCTGATCCAACCAAACCTTCCTGCCCAGCGCCGCCCCAACACAAGTCAACAACGCAAACGCATGAAAACTCTCCGGACTCTCCTGTCCCGCCGTCATCTCCACATAATCATTAACATATCCAAGCCCACTCGGCAACGGCCTCGGCTCCACTTTTGGCCGGTCCACTTCCGCCGCACGTTCTGCGGGGATTAGATGAAGAAGCTCTGCATCAGTCGCCCCAAATGCTTCCTTCAGCAGGTTCCTCAGCTCGCTCCGCTCAGCCTCACTAACCTTCAGCTCAAGTCTCTTAATCAACCCGAGCGTATCAAGCAGCTTCCCCCTGTCTCCCTTCAGCTTTGTATTGCTCAGCCAAGACTTTATGTGTTCATAATAAAATCCATGTGCGTCACCGCCCCTTGGCATTGCGACTCCACAAAATTAGTCCCCTAACATTCATAACCTGTATAATAACGCTCATCGTCAACTGGCCCCAAATTTCATGATTAAAGGCGATCCAATGCCAGAACAACCCCGCAATAATCTCTACCCACCACCCAGCAATCCTCTTCTTGCCCAGAAGGTGTCGCCCAAGCAGCGTGAAGATTGCTGCGATCCAGCTAAGATCCATCTAAAGACGCCACTTGTCAGGGCCGTCAATCATAACATACACCACACAAACTCCAAGAAACGCTAGAATAGCAACGACAACAACCATAAGAACTTTCGGATAGAAAGCGATCCCTAGCCAAAATCCGGCCACCCCCATTCCCCCGCCCACCACAACCCCAATCGCTTGCCACAACGCCTTCCAATTCATACCTTCCTCACCCCCACATACCCTGCCTTCATCACCTGCAACAACTCGGCCTTGACTAATGGAATCCTTCCTGTCGTAATGTCCGGTATAGATATTATCACAAAACTATGCTCCCGGTTCATTTTCTCAATTCTGTACAACCTCCCATCTCCCTTCGTCAACCTATCACCCGCTTGCCACTCATCGATCCCCAAGAGTCTCCAGCCTTCAGGGATATGGGGAACGCCATCCCCGGCAGCTCCGGGTGCTTCGCCGTCATAACATCTATAACACATTCATGTACAACCTTTCTTAATTCCTTCGGATAACAAAAAACCAACTCATCATGAATCTGGATCGCAACTCTCGCGGGCTTTGGCAGCTCCTTATAAAGCCTCGCCATCGCCTTCAAGATAACATCCCCTGCAGTTGATTGCGGAAAGATATTATAAATCGCCGTCGCCTCAGCGAACGGCTTATAGAACCGCCGAAACCTCCCAAACGGGTTCGTCACCTTGTTGGTTGCATAAGCCTCCGCAACAACAGCCTTATGAACCCTCTTAATATCCGGAAACATCTTCTTGAAAGCATTGAGAAACTTTCTGCACTCGGCAACCGGAAGAAAAATACCCTTCTTCATCAGCTGCCGACTAAGCGTGATTGGTCCCACTCCATAAATCCCTGCATAGACTGAGGTCTTCCCTAGATATCTCTCATCCTGCGTAACGTTGTCCGTCCGCTTCTTAAAAACCTCCGCAGCGACCATAGTATGAACGTCAAACCCATTCTCGTTCACCTTCTTCCACAGTTCCCCCCCAGTCTTCCAAGCCATAATGCGAAACTCTATCTGCGAATAGTCCGCCGCAGCCATTTCCCAACCATCCTCATCCGGCACCACAATCCCGCGCACCGACTTCGGCCAGTTCTGCATGTTGGGATCTTTACAAGCAAGTCTGCCTGTACAAGCTCCTTCCAGCCCTCCTTCGATATCATAGTCCCTGTGAAGAAGAAAGGTGGGATGAACCCGTTCATCCCCGCCGAACTTCTGTTGGAGGAATGTCGTCCGCAGCTTGTTAGCTTGTCTATAACTAAGCAGCTTAAGCAAGATCGGGTTCCCGCTAACCCTCGCAAGCTCCTGCATCGTCGCAGCATCCGTCGTCTGCCGTCCGTGCTTACTATACTTCCTTGGCAACCCAAGGTCATCCAGCACCTCCGTCAATTGCTTCGGTGAATTCCAGTTCACATTCACCAGTAACTCCCCCGCCTTCACCAGCCTCTTAGCTTCTCGTTCCAGTTTGAGCGCCGCGCCTTTTTTACTCTCTTCTCTGAGCTTTGCGGCTTCGTCTGCCAACCTCGCTGCTTCACAAAAAAGACTTTCCTTCGCTTCCGCCCTCTTCTCAATCTTCGCAACTTCTTGATTAAGCTCACCCGCAGCCTCTTCCTCTTTTCCCTTACAATCTCCAGCCATTGCGCGCATTTTTCCAACATCAATCTTTAACCCTTTCCGCCTGATATCAATCAGCAACGGCAGCACTTCCATACTAGTATCAAATACCGCCCGCACATTTTCGACACCTAGCTGCTGCTTTTGATAATTAAAAATACGGATCGTAGCATCCGCATCAAAACAACCATATTCCCTTAAGTCCACACCTGAAAGGTGTTTCCAAAGCGGCAAGTCTGTGCAATCCTTCGCAACATGCTCAAGATTATTCGGCATGTCCGGATCAAGAATCGCAGCCCCAATCATCGTATCCCAGATCGGACCCGCCACCTCAATCCCATTCAGCCAAAACTCTCCCTCGTCAAACTGAGCATTATGCAAGACAATAGTCCTAGTTGCCTCAACTGCTTTCTTTGTCTCCGCCTCCACCTCTTTGTTCCAACCAGCGGCGAAGGCTAAGCCTTCCTCTGTCGCCCAGTTCACCTGCGTTATCACGCCCGGTCTTCCTCTGACCGTCTCCAGATCGACCGCCACCGGAACCTCTCCCGGAATTCTCACCCGCTTTGGCAACCAATCCCCGCAATAACTCACCGAACGTCTTCGAACCTCCGGAAATTCCGCCTCGTTCTTTATCTTTAGCAAATCTCTCGCCATCGTGCCACGCCACGCCCACCCCCCTCTCAACAAGAAGCTCGGATGGAGTATCGGCACGATCTTCACCAACCTTGAAGAAGATCGAGCACCTCGCACATTCAAATCTCGCGGTCCAACCTTCAGCAAGGTCCGTGAACCTGATCGCACTTCTTTTGCGCTTGTTTTGATCAAAAAGCTGCTCCGCATATGCGTGAATAACAAAGCGTCCAGAATTGTGACACTCCGGACACTCAAGTCCCGAATATCTCAACCATTCCGGCGGACTTACCTCATAAGGACTAACTAACCCTCTAGTACGCCAAGAAGGTCGTGCATCGTCATGATCTTCGGCCACGATTCCTCCCTAGCATCCTCAAGCTTCAAGTCCTCGCCCGCGAACCTTCCATATAATACCACAGTTCCGATTGGAAACGGCGGCCACTTCCCATCAAACTCCGCTCCTGTCTCACTCGGATCCCCATAAGCAACGATCTTCCCAACGAGCGGCTTATCCTTAGCCGTGTCTGGAATCAACAAACCCCCCTTGGTCGTCTCATCCGGTACGGGTATCGGCACCACTAACACCCTCGCCCCAATCGGCTTAACCTTTGACTTGCTTGTTAGCTTGAACGTCTTCACTATTCCTCCACCCATATCTATTCAAGAACATCATTAAGCTTTCCAACTGCTCAAACTGCCCCTCATAATCCTTACAATCATTCATGTTCTCATGGCCCTCATGCCTAGAATCCCCACCACAATCAGTCAATTCAAACATGAACGCCAAACTCTCCCCATTATACACGGCCCCCGTGCAGTCCGTGTCCCATTCAATTCTCCACATTAGAGTTTCATCGTTTCATCAACTGGCTTTTGTTGTTTGCAAGCCTTACACTTGCCAGCTTTCTCATCAAGCAGCCTATTGAAAGCCGTCTCAACTCGAACAAGGCGCTCTTCAAGGCCACCTGTTCGGGCTGCAGCAGTACCAAAGGTGAAGAGGGTCGTGTATGGATTACCAACATATGCACCCAAAATCTTTGCTTCTAAGCTTGTTATTCGATTTTGGATACCACCACCCATCTCAGACTGCATCCGTACCTGCCGCTCCAACTCTACAACTCTCGTCTTCAAGCTCAATTCAAACTCCCTTCCTCAGCAAACGTCTCTTGAGAAAAAACCTTCTTCAACATATCCCCAACCGCCTGCAAGTCCAACATCTTTCCTGAGTTCCAAATCATACCCTTCGTCTGCCCTTGGCTATTCATAAAAGCCAGCAACAAAACCTTATCCCCTTCCCCCTCTATCAACTCATCCAGCAACTTATTCACGTCAGCAATAACTTCTTCTCGCTTGACGTCATCGTTGCCCCCCGAAATTTTCTTATCGGTTCCTTCGATATCAACGCCCGCAGCGGAATCCCCCCCACTGGGACGGTCACATTTGGTTTGCACCCAGCTATCTCCTTCAGCAAAAACTGCCCGCAATGTCTAATCGCCGCCGGGTCCAACGCATAATTTCCCCTTGCTGCCCCCATTGGCAAGCATTTAACTAAGTTCGTAACCCAACACATGCTACGCAACAACCCAACGGCCTTACCAATAGCCCAGAGTTCGTGCCCAGCACTCCCAACAAAACCTCTTCCTTCAGCAATCTCATCTCTGCCTGGCCCTTCGCCAATGAGCATTATCTTAGCATCTTTCGGCCCATCTGGCCACACTGGGCCAGGTTGGCTGAAGTATGGGCAACCTTTACATTGCTGTGGCTTATCCACCATCACCCGTCATTCCACTTTTGTTCGTAGCTTTCCTGCACCTCTTAGTGGGCAATTTCCCGTTTGGTCTCAATCGCTCGACCTCGGCGCGGGCTTCGTCACGAAATGTAGCTAACCAGCAGCGGAACTCTCCGCATGACTCCGAGCAGAGGCAGGGCACTTCTCCCGGCTCTTTCATTCTCGATTCGTGCGCCTCATTCAGTGCCTTTAATCCTGCTTCCGCCTCGCGCAGCTTCTTGCAGCACCGACAATCCGCCACATGCCCCCGGGGCTGCTGCTCGGCCGCTGCCTTCCCCATTGCCTCTGCCTCTATGACGAGTTCTTCCATGCACATTCGACAGTTATCATGCTCTCCGGTGAACATCACATGCTCGGTATCGGTATGACAGTTACAGAGGCAGCCTTTCAATCGGCCTTGCTGCTCGGCATGGCCATCCATGTGGTGCTTGAAGTCGGCTTTCGACTCGAAGTAGACCCGCCGATCATGGAAGTGGTGGCCGCATGTCCATTGCTTCATCGGCTGCTCGGCCCGGACGCTGGCGATGAGCCTATCGATTCATCGTCAAAGTAGAGACAGGATTCCCGCGCCTCCTCCACATTCGTCATGGTGTCGTGCCCGTCACTTGGTATGCTGACATGCCAATACAGCCGTGAATTATCAGTATGCGAATACCATTGCACCACTTGATTTCTCCACCTGCGATAACTGGGGGTTGCCCGTTGAACCAGCACCGCACTTTTACCTTTTCAACTTCTACCGTTGGCTTGTTCATGCTGTCGCATCCTCCAGTCCGCAGTCGCACATAAACAAAACAATTTCACCCCTACAGCCGAAACACTCTTCGCAATGAAGGTCAATGCCCTTTAGGAACGCTACCGCCATCGCACGGTGGGCGGCCTTCATTTCGTCGCTTACGAAATTATCAAGGCAGCGGATTCGCAATTCCTCCGCCTCCCTGCACGCCTTCGCAAAGGATTCTTTAGGTGTCATCGGCTGGTTTCTCCAAATGTCTTCATCCAATAGCTACAGACAGCCCTGGACTCTGGCTCTGTGAGCGCAGGAAACTCTTTCAGAATAAAGGTGCCGGCTCCCCACATATTTGTGACGCCGGATTCTCGGAGGTTGTCGAGGTATTTGAGGTGATCATCGGTGACTACTTTTGGACGCTCAGCCATCGGCTGGCTCCTCGTCTGCTTGCTGATACGTCTCACGCTCAAAGTCCCGACGTGGTGCATCATCATCACGACACAAATCTTTCTGCGCGTTGGTTGGCTCCTTCAGCGGCTCACTGCACCCAGTTGCGTGGCCTGAACAACACATACACCAGTGACATGTGAGGCATTCAAACTCAGGACCACAATCACACATCGGTTGGCTCCTTCGGCTGGGAGTGCAGAGGTTGAGGAATATGTTCCTTACCGCAGAGTGGGCACAGACACCGCTCCTCTCTCGGCTGGCAGTTGGGGACTGGGTCGCCGTTATTGCAGTCAGGACAGACAATGTTGATGGTTCCAAAGTCACCACACGTCCGGCACTGTTTCCCTTTTGGTAGATCCGACAAATGCTCCGTACACCCCGTCGTGCCGCAGCCGCATTCTTTGAACTGTTGTGGTGCTCTGTCTGCTGCTTTATCAACCGCTGCCCATGCCTTTCGGCCTTCGGGCGTAGACTCGTCTCGCAGCCTTCGTGGCGGCTCGGTCGGCGACTCTCGTTTCGCATCACAGAATGTGGTGTCGGTGCGGACGCCGGGATTCTCGGCTCGCGACTCCCCGCCGCTTTCGTTGCGGACGGCGTCGGCCAGCAGGTCGAAGTCGGCTAAGACCTTGAATATCAGCTTGCAGGTAGCGTGACCGATCTTAGGCTTGTCTGCGTTCTTGCAATCCAAGCAGGCCCATGACCGTACCACCGATTTGTTCCCCCCCCGTTCGGCCAGAACCGCCTTCTTAAGCGTCGCTGCGCTATACCACACACCTCCGGGCGCTTTGTGTTTCTTCGCCACCTCCAGCGCGACGGCGACGGCTTTCTGGAACAACCGCCATTCTTTTGGGTGCACACTTCTCGCCGTATCGTTCCACGGCCACAGGAATGGCCGCATCATCCGCTCGATCTCCCGCCGGAGGGTGTCGTCAGTCATCATTCCACTCCACATGAAGCATGATTGCTTCGTTTAGCCGCAGCATGAGCGCCTGCATATTCCGAAGTTTGCCTCGGTCAGTCATGTAGAGGCAACAGTCCAGATAGCTCAGCAACCGTGCAGCCAACTCATCACGTTTCATTAGGTTGGTGGGTGTGTACGTGTCACCCGTTCCGCTTCGTGGGTTAGTCATCGCTGCCTCATCAGTAGATGCCACAACGCCACTTCCGCCTTACTGCTTACGTCCCACGCATCTGCTTCGTCCGCCAACGCCTCTAGTTGGTCTGCTTCCGAGCGCAATCTGTCCGCTCTTTCGCGGGCAGCGCTTGGCGCAGGCTGGCGACCCATGCTTCCTCGAATCTCACTCATCCCCGCCTCCTATCTATGAAGTTTGGTGCCCTTCTGCCAGCCGGGCCAGCTACTTGCGTCGTGATCATCAGAGCCGTTACGGAAGCTGTGTGATCCGAAGAAGTCGTGCCGTAACGCACGAAGCAGATTGTTCGGAGCCAGCGAGAGCGGCCCGTGCATCGCTCGGTATGGGTTGCAGAGGCACGAAGCGCATGCTTTCCGCCTGCCGTTCGCACGTCCCCGACTCCTTGACTGAGAGCCGTCGCTGGCACGGTCGATCACTTCGTATCAGCAGACACAGCGGTCCGTGATTTCCATAAAGATTACGCCAGCCGATTCTCCAGCGACAAACACCTCCTGCCATCCGTGTTCGTCGCGCCTCAACTCAACTTTCTTACCCTTATCTCGCTCCTTTATTTCGCGGTACGAACAGTAGTTACAGGTCGTCAACTCGCTCATCTCGTCTCCGCCTCCTTCCTCTGCGGCTGCTGGCCGGTGCCGTTGCAAACGATACAAGTGAGGTAGTCATATGTCGGCTCACCGTAGACACCATCACCAAGAATGCGGACGCGCTCAACTTCTATGCTACCCATTCCCCCGCATCGCGAGCAGGGCGTGGGGCTAGTCATGAAGCATTCCCTCAGCGTGTAGCTGCAATCCAGCAATCTCTTTGGTACAAGAAACGTGGCCTTGTGGTCCATCTCCCCCACTCGCCGGGCGAGATCGTGATGTTCGTCTGCACACTGCGGAGCACTCTTCTTTCTTGGCCACATACATGAACAGTCTACAATCCCACACCACTCATCGCGTCCCGTATCGCATGGACACAGTGCCTCCACCTCGTCAGCGAGAGAAGTCACGACCATCTTCTTTCTGTTGGCGTGCATACTCAGCATCAAGCGCACTCCGGCACGCATAACAAACCGACTGATCACCAACGTAATATGCCGCAACAAGATAAAGCTTCCCGCACTGACACCGTGTGTATTTGCCTGTATCTGGCATCGTTACACCACCCTCCTCAAAACAATCCCCTCCTCCTTCGCAGCCTGCTTAATAAGATCAATAGCATACTTCAACAGCAACCTCTGATCCTTAACCTTGTCCAGCGGCAAAAACTCCATCTTCCCATCCTGCTTCACCCTCACCGCCAGCCTCGTCCAGCCATCTACAACCCCAGCAAGAATCGAAAAGATCGCCCCCACCTCCGGCTCGACCACCTCCGGTTCAATAACCGGCAACGGCTCAGCTTGAACCTCATCGTCCATTTTGCTGCTCCAGAAATTCTAGCCAAAAAATCTACCCAGAAAAAAATTGCGAGGTTGGCTCCCGTCTACCCCATCATCTACTACCAACGCCCCACCTGCCCGCCGCAGCCAAAAACCCGAAGGTCAAAAGATTGTAGGCGGCCCGCAACTCTTGTATCGGGCCTCGAAGTTTAAGTCGTTCGAGGTTTATTAGCATCACCCCCATCTGAGAAAATCACGCGTTGTTCGCAGATGGGGG